ATGAAAAGAATTATTCTCGCCGCTGCCATCGTGCTTGCTCCATTTTTTGCCCAGGCCGGAACACTCAAATTTCCAAGCGACGCGCCTATCGCTTCCGTAAAAATCCCGGATGACTGGGAACCCAAGGAAACCATTTCCGGCATCGAGGCGACCTCGCCTGACGCAGCCATCTATTTTTCGATAGATGTCGCCACTGACGAGAACATGGACAAGGTCATCGAAGACGCCATCAAATTTCTCACCGATAACGGCGTGACCATCGATGAAAAGACCAAGTCCGATTCTGGCGATGTCGAAATCAACGGCATGACATTCGGCAGCATCGAGTTCGACGGCAAGGATGCCGATGGTCCGGTCGAGGTCTCGCTTGGCTTTGCATCTCCCAAGGAAGGCAAAATGCTGGTCGTGACCTACTGGGGTACAAAAGCCACGCAGGATGCACACAGCAAGGAACTGGTCGGCATTCTAAAATCGCTGAAGCCAGCAAAGTAGGCTTTTCGGCGGGTTTTGATCTTCCGCATCGGTTCAAGAACAAAACACTGCATCCTTTTGTGTCCTTCTGCGTTTGCAATTCATCCACGATCTGGCCGCAACTCTTGCGGCCAGAATTGCACATGAGAGGAAAATTGCATGAGGGCGCCGATACGTTCCCATGGGTTCGACAAGCCGTCAGACCTTGAAGACGAACTTTCTCAACTGGATGATGATGTGAAGCCAACAGCAAGCAAGCCTGCCGCCCGTTCCAAGTCGCCGGAAAAAGCCACGATCGATGCGTCGTTGCGCAAAGAGGTTCAAGAACTCCGCGGCGAGGTGGATTCCATTCGCAAACAGGTGGAAAAGCTTCAGGCCGCTCGCTCCATTGTGTCGCAGCCGACCTCATCCCATCAACGTCACAGCAGCGATGTCGCCAACTGGCTTCCAGTCGTCCGCTCCGTCGCGATTACCTCACTTGCGGGACGCATTTTTGCATCTTCGCCGATCATGGCACTGCTGGTTGCGGCAGTACCCTTCGCGCTTGGAATGACCGCAGGATCGAAATAGGCGAAGCCGAACTGCTGATGTGAGCGGTGGTCCGGCTAAACCTAGCTGTTTACGTCGGACATTCGCTGCAATGAGGAGCACCTCTACGCCATCCACAAGCGCTGCCAAAAAACTGTCAAAAAAGTTGAAGCAAGCGCTTGCCATGGCCGAACAAGATGTTATAACCCCGCTCACTTCCGGGGCAGAATGCTTCTGCGGCGCTTACCAAAAGCGATGGTTCGTCAAGAACCTGAAGTGCCCGAATAGCTCAGTTGGTAGAGCAGCGGATTGAAAATCCGCGTGTCGGTGGTTCAAATCCGCCTTCGGGCACCATTTTATCTCTTTGATATCGTTGAATATAATGGTGTTTTGCAGTTTTACTGCGTCAAGTTTCTAGACAGTCGCTTTTTATTTTCTAGACACTTTCGTTCGTCGCCTGTTCACTTCAGCACTAAACGCATCGACCGTTTCCGTCATGTTTTTGCTCATGTCGGCTCGCCTTGAATAGTGTTTCGCCATGGCTTCAGTCTTCTGTCCGAGCATGTTTGCGATGGTCGCTGGATCCTTGCCCATCTCACGGAGGATGGTAGCCACTGTGTGCCGCAGTCCCTTGAGGGTTAGGCCTGGCTGAATGACGCCTTTTTCCTCAAGCTTCACTTTTATCCTGTGCCAACTAGTGCTGAAACCATTGTATGTCCAAGGCTTGCCGTAGCTGTTTGCGCAAAGGGTGGGTGCGTTATGGTCAGGTGAAGAAACTAGAACGTCCTTTGCAGGATCTGGCATCGGCATCCAAACGGGTACTCCTGTCTTACCTCGGCGGGTGTCGATCATGCCATCACAGACGGCTGTGCGTGGCAGCCTGAGTGCATCCTGTGGATCAAGGCCGCAGTACATCATCAAAGCTATCGGCAAGCGCATGTGATCCGGCAGTGCCGCTTCGACTTCCTCACGCTCATAGTCTGTCCAAGGGCGGTTTGCCTCAGCCGCGTCTTTGGTCTTTCGAACTCGCTTCACCTTCGTGACGGGATTTACGGTCGCCATCTCCATCTCGATCGCATGCTCGAACAAAATGGATAGTACTGTCAGCGTGTAGTTGGCGAACTTGCGCTTTTTTTGCTCGAAGACTTTATCGCGCAGACGAGAGAGTGATCCATGGGTTAGGTCCGTCAAAGGTGAGTCAGCAAGCTTTTGAAGATAGTCTAAAACCTTTTGGTAGTCTGAGCGCGTTCGATCAGCCAGTGACTTGAACCCTGCCGAGCTACGATATGACGTGATGAGGGCACCCAGAGTGCCTGCCTTCGCTTTTACTTCAGTGAGGCCTGCGTTAAGGGCGGCAAGCTCCACGAAGAACTCGGGCGAACCAAACTCGGCGGTGATCCGCTTGCCCGTCTTACGATGATAGGCGTACCACTTGTCAGTTTTGGGCTCGTGATAGCGTTTGACGCCCTTAACACGCACTATGGTCATAATTTCTCCATCAACTCGTCGAACTTCGAAATCGGTGATGATCCGACGTCTCTGAAGCCATCTATCCATTTATCGATGTCCCACACGTCGTAACGGAGCATCCTAGCTCCGTTGCCTAAAGCGATGGGCCGGACAGGACATGCCGCGCCAAATGTCGAGACCGCCAAGCCGCAATATTGCGCGGCTTGGCTTTTTGTTAAAAGCCTCTGAGGGAAGTTGTCGTTGCCCGCTTTTCGCGTCATGGGGTGACCTGCTTGGCGGCGGGTGCTGCGGTTACAGTGATTTTGAAATCAGCGTTCGCCCAAGTCTGCTTCGCGAAGTCCCAGATCAAATCGTTTCCAATAGTCGATGCACCCGGGCCAAAGAACATATTCTCCCAATTGTTCTCTGTCGTGTAATACGTCTCGGTGTCCGCCACGTCCTGCACCCGTGCGGAGAGGGCGGAGCGAATGGCTGCGTCGTGATACTGTTGGCAGTGGGCTTTGGCTTCGTGTTGGGTATCGAAAGCTATGACGACGCCGTGCACCCTCGGGAGCATGTAATAGCCATTATGAAGCGGCTCCCATTTGTCATCCAAGCGTTGAACCCGATAGTGACCCGTAGGTGATGACGCCTCAATATCCTTCCACTCCAAAGTCTTCACAGCAACGGATGACGCGGGCTTCACCGGCTTCGCGTCCGTCGATAGGGCGGCTTCGAGGTCGGCGACCGCGGCATGAGCCCGTCGGACATGACCGAACGTCATCTCCAAATCGCCTTCAAGCGTTGATCCCACGCTGTCCTCGTCTGGGTCTGACATTACCAGCGCGCCGGTATCGTTGGCCACAATGGCGACTAGCGCGTTCAGGTCTTCCAGCGCCTTCTTGATTGCCATCACCATCATCTTCTCCCCGAATTATCATTCGCTGGCACCAGCGCGCGCAGCGCCGAAGCGATCACGCGATTGCGGCTGGTGTGTCGACGCTCGTGCCAGCGCGCTACAGCATCGGCGACGCTTGGCGAAAGGCTGGCTGGAAGGTTGGCAATCACCTCCAAGCCGTCGCCGTTATACGGAGGAGGGGTGTAGGACGTGGCTTTGTAGGGTTCTCTTCTCATGGTGGTCTCCTGTGGTGTGGCGGTGGTGGTGGTGCTTTGGTAGGGACTTCGGGCTAGTAAGCCCAGATCAGCAAGGCCGTAATGAAAAGCGAGATCGCCAGAAAACCGGCAATGTCCTGCATCAGCTGTTTGTGCTCGAAAAGGATGATTTGCTGGACAGTCAGTAGAGCTGGAGTGGCTGAAGCGGTCATAGGCGGCCCTCCCGCTTCATACGGCGCTGCCAAAGCCACTTGGGATAGTTGAGCCACACGTAGAACAGCACAATGGAGACAACTATCAATCCGAGGAATGCCACACCGGTCCATTCGGGAAGCCCCCACGGCACTGTGGTGACCGTGCCAGAGCAGACATTATGGATTTCGTTGTAGCCGAACCGACCGACGTCTCGTAGGCACTGGGCCATATTCAGGTCAACGCCGCTCATTCGCCAGCCTCAAGCGGCATAGGCGCGACCTGACCGCAGACCGAGAGAATGTCGTAGGTGCCGCCATGCTCATGAAATAGGCGAGCGGCTTCCGTCAGCGCGGAATCATAGGAGGGATGCTCAAAGGGCCACATGCAGGGACGAATGCGTCCAGTGCTGTCGCCACGGCGCATTACGAAGTGGCCACCGCCGACTTCCTCGCCGTTGCGCGGCTTCTTGGGAAAGCGGCGCATGTACTCGTATTTCGTCTTAGGGCGGCCGTGTTTCTTGGCCTTGTGGTCTGGGCGCAGCATGCGCTCATCGGACTGGGCAGTTGCGCCTGCGGCTGCAACGGTAACGTCGAACTCGTCGGGTCTTGGTCTGTACATGGTAGTCTCCTCTTGTGGTGGCCAGCTGGTTGCTGGGTACAAGAGGAGATATAGACCGGTATCGGATTTACGTCAACCGTTAAAGCGTTAAACCGTTATTTTTGGGCGTAATCGATTTTATGGACGGAAACGATCTGATCGCGAGGGTACTTTATCTCCTCGGGAGGATTGAACTGAAACACGACCAAGAAGCTCGGCTCCCATCGCACAAACTCTTTGATGAAGCCGCGCGGAACGCCGTCCTCTTCCTTCGGCGCGAGTTGAACAATCACGTCATCGCCACGAGCGTAGCTCTTCGGCGGGTTAGTCCACACCGTTTCGCCAGGTTTATACCGAGGATACATGCTCTCGCCGTCCACGTATGTCGCGTATGCTTCACTCACTCCAACTAAGTGAGGTGGCCTCCATTCCCAACCCATGACTTGTCCATTGAACTCAAACTCACCCTCTGACCCTCCCTTTGACCTGCCCAATATAGGCACGTCACGCTCCCCAGATGGCGGTTTAGGAGCGGCAAATATTTTAGCTGTCGCAGTACCCATTGGTCCCATGGCCTGCCGAAGTGCGGGAATCATGCGTTCCTGCTTTTCTGATTCTGCAGTTGCTTCGGCCATAAGGTCGAGGAAGTCCGACTCGGATAGACCCAGTTCTTTGGCCAGTTTCTGCCAATTGCGCATCATGCTGATCTTTCCCTTCTCCCAATCGGAGATGGTTGTCTGCTGCACGCCAAAAAGGTTGCCGAACGCCTTCTGCGTCAAGCCCATCTCTTTTCGTTTTATGCGTATGATGTCACTCAGCTTTTCCATGTTTACCGGTATAACGGAAATAATCTCAAAAATAAAACCGGTTTAGAGTTGACACTAAACCGGTAAAACGGTAGTTTGTGATTGTCAGCGGCGATTACCGGTGACTGAGGCCTCCCACCGGCCAATCGATCATAATGAGGAATGAAATGAAACAAGACCTTTTCGAAAATACCCACGAAACGGACTACGAAAGAAGAAGAGCGTCGACCCAAGCGATGATCGCAAGAAGAAGACGGGAGCATGAGGCTCCCGCGCCCAGAAGAAGATGGCGGCCAATGACGGGGCCGCCTTGATAGGCTCGCAGGGATGCGGGCCATTTTGCATTTTATAGGAACGCTAAAAAAGGGGAGGCCGAAATGAGAAACATCGCAAACCACATTCTGGATACCCGAACGTCACCGGCGAAAGCTTGTGGCGTTTTCGTCGTTCCTCAGAAAACGAAAAGGGGCGTAATGACCCGGCACCACCCGTAGTCCGCCCCTTCTCCGTACTAACGCGCCGAGGAGACCTTCGCCGTAAGGCGGGATCAAAGCACGCGTTCCATATCCGACACCACATCGGACGACTGCTATCTACACAAATTTGTGTAAATGGTCAACAAGTATTTTGGGAGACCAGCCCATCATGCCGTGACCACTCGCTCTGAAAGGATAATGACATGGATGGCCTCAACGTTCTTCACCTCGACCGGTACGCCGTTGTAACGGGCCAGCTGAACTCCGCCATTGCTCATAGACTCAAAGCGACCGATCCAAGCGTAGCCGCCGGAGTGAGCCATAATATCGTCGCCGGGGGAGGGCCATCGCGAAGGATCAAGCCAAGCTTTTACGCCGACGTGAAAGATAGGCTCCATAACCTTCGTGTCGATCACGATAGCATAACGGCCCTCGGGGATCCGCTTACGGCCATCGTTGATAGGCTGAAACTTCCACTTGCCGTCTTTGCGATCCGACATGGAGCCGTAAACGCGAGCGGCGACAAATCCCGATATCTTGTTCGGGCTCTCGGCCTGACTGGCCTCTCTCGCCATGTCGGCGACTTCTGTCTCAGGAATGCCAAGGAATGCAGCGATCTTGGGGTAAATCACAGGTCTGGGAACGGCACCACGTTTCCAGGTGCTAAAGGTTTGCTGAGGTACGCCTAATTCTTCGTAGACGGCGCGATCCTTCACGCCTCTTCGCTTTTGCTCTTTCAGTATCGACTGCAAGAGCTGTGACTTTACCTCAGGCATACAACCCCGCTACGGACAAAACCTTGACAAATTTGTAAAAAGAGTTTAGTTTCATAATCCACCCGCCTTGTCAACCACAAGCCGGTCACCACCCAGAAGACACCACACGAGGAGACTACATGACAATGATCACCAGCACGATGCTGGCGGATATGCACGTGCGCCGTGAGAACGGTGAAAGCGTCGCAGATATCGCCACCAGATACAACGTAAAGCCAATGGCTGCATACCAGCGACTGCGCCGTGCGTATGGCCTGTCCGCAAGATTGCCGGGGCCGGCCAACGACAACAACTCGAACCGCACGACACACATGGCAGCCCGAAACGGCGGTTGCTCCACCCTGTCTGGCCTTATGCCAGTTTCTCTGCCGCGCGTTGTCACTGCTGCCAACGACAACGATGCCGACCTGCAGGCCGGGATGGCGATCAACGAGTATGCGTTGCGCGGGGTGGCGGCATGAGCTGCGAGTGCTATTTCTTCGACTTCGGTGACGAGGTCCGCAACAAGCAAAATCCAAATTTGACCGGCCTCGTTATCGGCGAACGTGACTGGGGCGGCGAGTATCTCGTTCGCTTGGCAGACGGCGCATCAACGATCTGGTGGCACTCAGTCGAGATCGAGCACGATCCACATGGCCAGCCACCCGCGAAGGAAGACGACGACACCAACGTCGTGCGTGTGGACTTCAAAAAAAGGCAGGTTTTGACCGCCGAAACACCAACAGAGGGAGTAGCGTGATGGGTGAGTTTAAGAAGGGTGATTTCGTTCGCAGAACTAGCGGTAGCTCGCTTCATACGAGCGCTGGTAATCATGAATCTGGCTTTGTTGGTCAGGTTTCAGATTTGAAGTTTCGCGGCGGCACCAACGACATAATTTTCACGAATGGTCACGAGGGTATCGCGCAGAATTACGAACCTTGGCAGCCGCGCGTCGGCGAGCGGGTGCGGGTCACGATTGATGCAAATAATCAGTGGGCTGGTGTTGAAGAGGTCACTGAAATCCGCAATTTCATATTTATTGTCTCGATGAAAACAGGTCAGTTCGCTGGCAAGCCAGGCGGATTCTACGTCCGAGACCTCGAACCATTCCTCTCCACCACCGCCACACCAGAACAGCCCGCCACCCTAAAGATCAAGGCAGGCAAGTTCTACAAGACGCGCGATGGCCGTAAGGTCGGGCCGATGGCGGCTTGGCCTGATGAACAGGATTGCTTCAAGTCTTCTGACCTACTCTGCGGGGGTCTGTGGAAAACAGACGGCGGCTCTTATTTTAAGGGCGCAAGCGACAGTCCAGACCTCATCGCCGAATGGATCGACGAGCCTGCCGCCAAGGCGAAAGCCAGCAACGACAACGCGCAGCCGAAGTTCAAGGTTGGTGATCGGGTCGATGTGACTGGAAATCGGCCGTACTTGATAAGCAAAATCGGTCAATCCGGAATTGTAGAGATCGTGCACGGCGTCGGGGAGTATACGGTTAAGCTCGACAACAGCGGCTCGTTTTCTTTCATTGACGCCGAGTTGACGTTGGCAGCCACACCCACCACCACCACCATCGTCGCCCTCATCGAAAACGGCCAGCCCAAGCCATCCTCAACGCCGCATGTCCACACTTCCACCGGCGCAGCCGAGAAGGAAGCCAAGCACCTCGCCGCAAAACACAAAGGCCAGCAGTTCGGCGTGTTCACTTTGACCACGACGCACGAGGAAGCCACGACGGTCTATGACCACAAGTGGCAGAACCTTGCGGTTCTGGGCCTCAAGATAGACGCCATCAAGGAATTGCGCAGCATCACCGGCATGGGCCTGAAGTCTGCCAAGGATGCAGTCGAGTACTTCCTCGACGCAGCCTAACCACCAAAGCGGCTGGCCACCAACCAGCCGCACTTCACCACAACGAGGAGACAACCATGAGACAGGCGCACCTTGCGCATCAGACCGGGCTTACGCGCACCGGCAAAATCAACATGCTCAATCGAAAGCCTTACCGCACCGCTGCGCAGAAGGCCGAAGCCAAGCGCACGGCGCGCAAGTTCGAAGGCACGTGGGTGAGTGGCTCGCCTGTGAGCTATCATCGTGCGGTCAAGGGGAGGGCGGAGGGATGACCTCTCCCAACCCCCAATCCCCTTGGTACACCGAATCCACCACGCCACCCATCGATTACGTGCCGGTCACACCAACGCCGCGCAAGTACGTCCGTCGCGGATTAAAGCGCGGTGCATTAGCCGCCCTCACAGCGGTAGTGGCAATCGGCCTCATCATGCTGTTCCCGTTGGCGATCGTGGCAATCGCCGTACTCGGCGGATTCTGGTGGCTGTTTTGCATCCTCTACGCTCGCTGATCGCAAACTGGCAGTGGCTGATCGTCTTTGCAGCTGCTGCCTACATCGCAGCAATCATTTTCACCACGCACCACTGAGGAGGCCTTATGGCTATCAAATGGGATGAACTGAAGGACACTTCGGACACTGATCCGCCGATCACCACGCTGTATGGCGGCGCAAAGCTAGGCAAGACGACATTGGCGTCTGAATGGCCGGCTCCATACTATTGCCGCACCGGCGAAGGCGAGAGACAGAGCGCAGGCGCGCCAATGAAGTCTTTCGGCGTTTCAGAGACCTACGAAGATGTCGTCGACCAAATCACCTACATCCTGGAGGCCGAACACGATCGGCGCACGTTCGTTCTCGATGCCCTCGATGGCATGGAAGTTTTCGTCAATGCCGAGGCCTGCGCCAGAAACGGTTGGGCCGACATCGAAGAGCCAGGATTCGGCAGGGGGTACGCGGCGGCCCACTCGGTCTGGCTGGAATTTATCAAGCTTCTGCTGAAGCTGAAAAAGGCCGGATACTACGTCGTACTCATCTCGCACGTGAAGGCAAAGACGGTACCGGGCGTGACGACCGACAGCTACCCTCGCTACATGCTCAACCTGCGCGATGACGCGGGTAGCGCGATCTGCGATGCCTCCGACCTTATTGGCTTCCTGCATCAGCGCGTGTCGATCGCCAAGGAAGATCTTGGCTTCAAGAAAACTGCGAAACGCGGGCAGGGCGGCGGCGAGGTCAACATCGCTGTGCAGGAACGGCCAGGCTTCATCGCTGGCAACCGGTACCAGATTGCTAAGCCCATTCTCGAATACAAACAGGGGCAAGGTTTTGCGGCGCTGAACGCGTACTTCCCTCCGCAGCCAGATGTCGTCACCGCTCAGATTGCCGACGAGCCTGATGAACAAGAGGTGGCGGCATGAACTGGCCTCAGATCACTTGGATCGCTCTCGCCGCTGCAGGCGTAGCAATTAGCGCAGTAAAGCACGGTGAGAGCCGTGGGTCATACAGTGTTTGGCAAACCTTAATCGGCACGGGCATCGGCGCTGGCCTATTGTATGCGGGAGGTTTCTTTTGACCATGTTCCGCGGCGAATCGTGGTTTGCGTGGCATCCGGTAAAAGCACGCACACGCTCAGGCCAGCTGATTTGGGTCTGGCTCACACATGTCTGGCGCGATCAGGAATCGACGCAATTCGGTAGCGGGCCTTTCCGCTATTACCTTCGCTAACCACCACACCACAAGGAGACTACGCATGGCCAAGATTGGCATCAGAGTTGAAGCGACCGAAGAGAACACGCAGCAGCGCGATTTTACGAACCTGCCGAACGGCGATTACCAGCTGGAAATCAGCGGTTCAGAAATCAAGGAGAAGAACGAAGGCACTCGCGATCACGCGATCAACCTCAGCGTCTCGATCGACGTGCTGGCGCCGGAAGAGTTGAAGGGCCGCAAGATCTTCAACAACTACAATCTCCAGCATCCGAATCCCCAGACCCAGGAAATCGGACAGCGCCAGTTTGCCTGCCTTCTGCGCGCGCTCGGCCTTACAGAGGCACCAGAAGATTCCGATGAATTGCACTTCATCTCATTCTTCGCCCGCATCGGCATGGGCAAGGACAGCAAGGATAAGAACGCCGACGGCACGCCGAAGTACGCCGCTCGCAACGAGCTGAAGAAGTACTACTACCCTGATGAAGGCAACCTGCCTGAGCCAAAAGTCGAAGCCGCCCCAGCCGCAGCCAACGACAACCGCCGCACTGCCGCCAGCAACGACAACAAGCCTGCCTCCGCAGCTGCCGGTACGACACGCCGACCCTGGGGCAAGTAACCACACCACTGCGGGCTGTGACCAGCGGCCCGCTACTTCACCACAAGAGGAGACACCATGAGCACTTTTGAAAAACTGAAAGGCATCATCGTCGAAAACTTCGGCGTCGATGCGGATCGAATCACGCCGGAGGCCAGCCTTGTCGACGATCTCGGGCTAGACAGCCTCGACGAAGTCGAGCTGGCGATTGAAATCGAGAACGATTTTGAGATTGAAGTCAGCGACGAGCAGATTGAGGCCAGCTTCACTCTCGGCGACCTCGTGAAGGTTATCGATACGCAGTTGGGGGCGAAGTGATGCTCGATTTAATGATCGATATAGAAACGCTTGGCACTGCGCCAGGAAGCGTCATCCTGAGCGTCGGCGCTGTGACTTTCAATGCCGAGACAGGAGAGTTTGGCGAAGGATTCTATGCTGCGGTTGAGCCTCAGTCTGCAGTCGACATGGGTTTGACGATTGATGTTTCCACCCTGAAATGGTGGATGGAGTAGTCGGAGGATGCGCGAAAGGCGGCATTCTCTGGCGATCAGCATCTATCGAAGGTGCTGTTTGATCTGCACCAGTTCGTCCAATCGGTGGAGGCCAGCCGAGTTTGGGCTAAGCCGCCATCCTTTGATCTTGTCCTGTTGGAGTCCGCATATCGAGCGTGCGCTATCAGCATCCCGTGGCATTATAAGACGCCACGGGACTGCCGCACCTTGTTCGATCTGACGGGCGCAACGCAGCCTGACGTCGGAACAGCACACAACGCCCTTGATGATGCGAAGTCGCAGGCTCTCGGCGTTGTTAATGCTTACCGCATCATCAAAGCATGGAAGGAAGCGTGACATGGGTGACAGAAACTACAAATGGTATGTCGCAGGGAGCGTCGATGCTGAAATATTCACAAGCCAAAGCGACACGCGCGAAGATGCGCTGGCGCAGGCAAAATCAGAATACGGCGACGATCCGTTCGTCCTGATAGAAGCTGATAAGTCAGTCGTGAAGCCAAATTTCGACGCGGACAATATCGTCTCTGAAATCATCGAAGAACTGGCTGAGAATAACTATGATTGCTGGGGTGACGATGGTGATGAAGGAGCGTGGGGCGACACCTCTTCGCTGGAGCGCGCGATAGAAAAGGCTGTCGCGGATTGGTTGACCGATGTTCCGCCAAAAACATTTTGCGTTGATCACTTCCGCAACACGGAATTCTTCAACGGCGCAACGGCCTAACACCACCCTGCCTGCCGCTCACCACGGCAGGCACCACCACACATAACCGAGGAGACACCCATGCACCTTGTCATCCACAAGGAAGACCTGACGCGTGCGCTTGCTGCCACGACGAAGGTAGTCGAGAGCAGAGTTAGCATTCCCATCCTGTCGAGCGTTCAGCTCGCAGCAGCTGGCGACGGTCTCGCCATCACGGCCACCGACCTCGACATCATTGCTACCGCAGGCGTACCAGCCGAGGTCATCAAGCCAGGCAACATCTGCGTCAGCGCCAAGCTGCTCAACGACATCGCTCGAAAGGCAACCGGCGACATCACAATGACGCTCGACGACGACAAGCTTCTGGTGAAGTCTGGGCGTTCGCGATTCTCTCTCGCCACGTTGTCAGCAGAAGACTTTCCGACGCTCGGCGACGACAAGTTTGATGCTGAATTCGAGATCGATCTGGCTGCACTATTTGCGCCGGTGTCGTTTGCGATTTCCAGCGAAGAGGCGCGCTATTACCTTCAGGGCGTATTCTTCAAGGGCGGCAAATCCGAAGCTGTCGCGACCGATGGCCACCGTCTCGGCCGTCACTATGGCCCAGAGCTGCCAGCCTTCGAAGGCGTCATCGTTCCGCGCAAGACCGTCGGCCTACTGCCAAAGGGCAAAGTTCAGGTAGCAGTCAGTCCGCAGAAAATTCGCATCGTGTCGGACGACGTGCGCATCACATCAAAGCTGATCGATGGCACGTTTCCTGACTACGAGCGCGTTATCCCCAAGAACAACGAACGCGTTGTGATCGTTGACCGCGACGCGCTGATGAAGGCGTCCGATCGCGTGTCGACGGTTTCCTTTGAAAAGGGACGCGCCGTGAAGTTCAGCATCGCGCCCGGTAGCATTGCACTTGCCGTGGCCGCTGGCGAGGCATCGGCGAATGACGAAGTCGAGGCAGAATACAGCGGCGAACCGATGGATATCGGTTTCAACGCCGCCTATGTCCGCGACGTGCTGAACGTGTTGCCGTCTGGGCCGGTCAAGCTGGCCTTGCAGGATGGCGGCACGCCGGGGCTGATCACGTCCGATGGCTTTGAGGGGCTTACGCTCGTTTGCATGCCTATGAGGGTGAGCTGATGGCCAAGTTCATGGTGAATTACACTTTCAGCGGTCGCGGTTGCGAGACGGTCGAGGCGGACACTCAAGAGGCTGCGGAAGCATTGGTTGAAGCGAAAATCAACCGTGACGACTACGAGCCAGATGCCGACGAGCTAGAGGTGGTCGACGTCAGTCTCTCTGAACTGCACCCCGTCACTCGCGATGGCAAAGAAATCTGGACCACATACATCAAGGCGAGTGATCAGCGCGGCCACCAGGCAGTCCTTTCGTCATCGCCACTATTTGCTTCTGGGATGGGGTCATAATGGCCCCACTACCCAAGCCAGAATCCAGCACAGTCAGAGCCATCTACGCCGCATATGAAGCCGCAGCCTCGTCATGGGATAGCCTCGGCATATCCGTCGGCGAGGCCAACAATCCATGTGATCGCGCGCTTTGGTACGCCTTCCGATGGGCCTCGCCGCTTGAAAAACACCACGGTCGTCAGCTTCGATTGTTCGAAACCGGCAACATCGAGGAAGACCGGCTCGTTGCCGACCTGGAGCGCATTGGCGTCGATGTCTACGGGCAGCAGGACAAGATCAGGCTGGTGCAGGGCCACGTGCGCGGCAAGTGCGATGGCAAAGCCATTGGCGTCGTTGAGGCACCGAAGACTGAGCACCTGCTTGAGTTCAAGTCCAGCAATGCGAAGGGCATGAAGGAGATCGTCAAGAAGGGCTGCAAGGAAGCCAAGCCGCTCCACTACGGTCAGTGCCAGCTCGGAATGCATGCCTTCGGGCTGTCGCGCTGCTTATACCTCGTCAGCTGCAAGGACGACGACAGTCTCTACGCCGAGCGCATCGAACACGATCCGGAGTTCTGCCTGCGCCTGCTCGCGCGGTTAGAGCGCGTCATCAATTCGCCGGAACCGCCGTCACGCATCAACGATGCGCCAGACTGGTTCGAGTGCATGTTTTGCAAGCACAAGCCTGTCTGCAAGGAGAACGCTTGGCCACGCGTAACATGCCGTTCCTGCATCCACTCCTCTCCAGAGATGGGCGGCGATGGTCACTGGTCATGCGCACGATGGGCTAAGCCGATTTCGTTCGACGAGCAGAAGGAAGGCTGCCCTACGCATCTCACGATCCCGGCTCTCGTGCCTGGCGAACAGACGGACTTCTCGGAAGAGGACGAGACAATCACTTACGTGCTGCGGGATGGCACAATTTACGTCGACGGCGCAACCCACGCCTGACCACACCACAAGGAGACCAGTATGCCACCCATTGCGGCGAACGATAATCACCCGCGACCAGACGGATTCGACGCTGCATTGGAAAAGCAGCTGCCGGTCCTGCGTCGCTACGCCAGACGACTTGCTAAGACCAACGATGCCGCCGAGGAGCTTCTGCATGAGGCTGTCGCAGATATCCTGCGCCGCGCTCACACCTGCCGAATGGAGACATTCAAGACGTGGTCGAACTGGGCAGTCTACGGCGCCTACTCGACGCTGGCTAAGGCCCGCATTACTCAAAAGCGCACCGCTAACGTCGTCAGTACATCCGCCTTCAGCGAACTGCCAGGCAGCGCAAAATCCAGCCAACATGAAAGCGCGGAGCTGTCCTCTGTCCTAGGACTGCTGAAAGGCAGGGAAGGCGACATGACGTTGCGCGTCGCCATGGGTGAAACTCTTGAAGAGATCGGCCGCGACTATGGTCTGGGGCGAGAACGCGTTCGGCAGTTGGTTGAGCGTGAGCGGGCGAGGGTGTCGGCGTTGTTGGAGGCGGGTTGAATGGCTCTCCGATACTACCAGCGTGAAGCAGTGGATGCGACGTTCGATTATTGGCGCGAAGAGGCTGGCCATCCGCTCATCGACATGGCTACCGGCACTGGTAAGAGCATGACGCTTGCCACACTTTTTCATGAGATGATCACCGGCTGGCCTGATATGCGGCTCTTGAATGTTGTTCACGTTCAGGAACTTGTGGAATCCAACTTCAAGGAGATGATCGGGCTTGCTCCTTTTGCGCCCGTTGGCTTGTACGCCGCAGCTTTAGGAAGACGCGATTCCCGCGCACAAATACTCTTTGCGCAGCTGCAGACAGTTTGGAATAAGGCCAAGGAAATTGGGCACGTCGACGTTCTGGCGATCGACGAGGTGCATCTCGTGCCTGATGATGAAAACACAATGTATCGTGTTTTCATCCAGGCGCTGCTATCCATAAATCCTGAAATGAAAATCGTTGGGTTGTCAGCCACGCTCTACCGTTTAGACAGCGGACGATTGGACGAGGGCGACGACAGACTGTTTGATCGTACTGTCTATAGCTACGGAATCCGCGAGGGTATCGACGACGGGTATCTGACACCTATCACGTCCAAACAAACCTCGACCAAGCAGGACACATCGACCGTTCCCCTTCGCGGCAATGACTTGGCCAAAGGCGCGTTGCAGAAGGCTGTCGATCAAGACTGGCTCAACAAGCGCATTGTCGAGGAGGTTTTTGACACGGAGCCGCATCGTAGGACCGCATTGTTTTTCTGCGCCGGAGAGAAGCACGCGACGAACATGCGAGACATCATTCGCGACGCTGGACGCTCTTGCGAAATCATTATGGGCACGACGCCAAAGAGCGAGCGTCGCAAGATCATAGAAGCCTATAAGCGCGGCGAGATTTGGGGCATATGCAACGACAACGTCATGTCCACCGGAACCAACGTTCCTCGTATTGATCTCATCGTTGACGCAGCGAAGACGAAGTCGGCAAGCCGCTACGTGCAGCGCGTGGGGCGAGGCACTCGAGTGATTTATCCGCGAGGCTTCGATCCAGAAGCTGTAACCGCTGAAGAGCGCAGAGCCGCTATCTTCGGCGGGGATAAGCCAAACTGCCGATACATGGACTTCGCGGGCAACGTGGGTGAGCATGGCCCGGTGGACATGATCGTCCCAACCAAGCCGACAAAAGGCGACGGCACGGCCCCGATCAAAGTCTGCCCTCAGTGCGAGGAGCAACTTCACGCGTCTATCCGCGTCTGCTGGTGCTGTGGCCATGAGTTCGAATTTGATGAGACACCAAAGCTGCAGTCGAAGCCCACCGATGCGCCTATCATATCGACCCAGGCACCAGAACCCCGCACCGTGACGTCGCGCAGCTTTTATTACCATGAAGGCAAGGCTGATAAGCCACCGTCTGTAAAGGTCAGCTACATGGTCGGCACGACCGCGATCAACGAATGGATTTGCCCACAACATCAGGGTTTCCCAAAGTCAAAGGCCGATCGCTACTGGCTTGCGCATGGTGGCGCACGACCGTTCCCAAAGACAGTGCTGGAATGGATCGAGCGCCAGTCGGAGCTACGCGACACGGTAGAGATCACCGTGAAGCCTCGCCAGAAGTACTGGGATGTTGTCGGGCATGTGGTCGGGGCTGCGAATGATAATTGGCAGGCGGCGGCGAATGATAACTTTGGGAGTGAAGAGTGGGGCGAGATCCCCTTCTAGTCTTGACAAATTTGTAAAAGCGGTTTAGCGTGATGATACCAAACCACCAGCACCACAAAAGCCAAGAGGAGACTACAATGACCGCCATCAATGAGGCTGTTACGAGCAGCGTTTCTGCCATTCGCGAAATCAACGAAAACATCGCCCGCCTTAAGGAAGAAGCGAAAGCTGCAAGATCAGCTGCGATCGATCCATTTCTGAACGTTATTGCTGAATCAGGAGAAGTCTCGCTCATCGTCGTCCGTGGATCCACGCCCGGTTTCAACGATGGAGAGCCGTGCGAGCATTCTGCCGATCTTTTCGTCAACGTTAAGAGGGCAAAGGAAGACGAACTGTACGATGGATACCTTGGCTTCGAACTGCCTTCTGAACTGATTGATGGCTTGAAGGACGAAGTTTCCTATGAAAAACCATCATACAGGCGCGTGATCAACGAAGGTGCGCTTGCGCACAACGAAGCACTTTGCCGCGAGCATGGTCACGTCTACGCCGAGCCTTCCGCTGAAATTATGAGCGCCATCACAGATGTGATTTTCGACACGGTCGAAGAAGAGAACGGCACGAATTACTATGTGTCTTTCGTCTTGATCGAAGGAAAGTTCGTCAAGTTTTCGGGTGAATACGACTGCGGCTACTAATTGACAGGAACCGCGACATGAAGACCATTATCTTCAATAGTCGTCCGCCGATCGTTACCAATCTCAGGTTCACTCCTGAGATTGGCGACTGGCCGGTCGATGACTGGAAATATGCAGATGTGCAGCACGTCTATTTGCGCACCACGGACTTGGTTCGCAGGATAATTGACGCCACGCCAATATCTGGTGAGTTCAGGCGCGTACTAATCGACGTAAAGGTTCAGGATCTAACGCCGGACGTTCATAGCTGCATCCCAGGCTGGCATATTGACGGCGCGTTTCCGCATCCGGGAATCGAGCCGGATCGGCACCATCTGTTCGTAATGAACGGACCTCTGACGGAGTTCATAAATGAGCCAGTAGAGTGCGAGGTTGGCGATCCCGTTGATATGACTGAAGTTGTGCAGCAGATCCCACCTGACGTCCGCGTTTCGAAATGTGCTTCGAACGCCATAACCACTTTCACCAGCCTCGACTTTCATCGGGGCGTCGTTGCCGAGAAGAAAACGCGCCGACTGCTGGTTCGCTTGACGGAGACAAACACCGTTCTTGCCCACAATCGACCGAAGTCGCCGAGCGTCGGAGCCAGAAGACCGTAACACCGCCACACCAATGGCGTCACCACGTTGAGGAGATTGATATGACTGAATTGACCGACTTGATCGGCAAGAGAAGACTTGACGCTGTCGACTTCGACAACGAGCAAGTCAAAGAACTTTATGGCGACGGCTACGAGGATAGCTCGGTATGCCGATTTCGCTTGGATGGTGTCGTTTACATCGCCATTGAAGACCCCGATGACGGATACCGCAGCTCAATGCGCAACTTAACCGTCGCCAACGACGCGACAATGAAGAACGTGTTTCCGTCGGTCGAAGTTCTCGGTCGGCATCGCACGACGGGGGAATACGGCGAAACCGATGATGTTCTAGAACTGATCGATACCATAACTGGTAAAGTCGTCCTTGAGGTCGGAACCGACAACTCGGATGACTACTACCCTTCATTCGTCGCGAGTTTCCACCCTGAGAATATGTCCACCAACGCCGATATCGAAGCCGCTGAGAAGAAGGCCGCAGAAGGATGGATCGAATGGAAGGGCGGAGACTGCCCCGTATCCGGAGAAACGCTTGTCGTAATCCAAGCTGAATTCGGCCCTGATCAAGAACCTGCGCGCGCTGACGATTGGGCATGGGACAGCGATCGTCCGAAGCGTGATCAGATCACAGCTTATCGGGTCGTCGGAGCCGCAGCATGACCAACTGCGGGCAGAACCACCACACCACATTGAGGAGATTGAGAATGAGCAGAACAACGTACAGGCGCGCCTGCGCTCTGGCTGAGCACTATCTTGCGATTGGCCAGCGCGACGTTTGGCTTGAGGATGATGACCCAAACCTTCCATGGGACAAGGTGACAGACGTCAAGGCTGGCGGTGGATATCGCCTTAACGGTCCAACGGGTGTTCGTATCGAATCTTCCGATCCAGCGGGTCTTACATTCCTTTGGTTTGCCGATTTCGAATCGCGCGATGCAAACGGGTCCAGCATCAACCAGTTCGATCGTGTCGCCATGCTCAACATGGCCAGAAGACTTCCACCTCAGGCCCGCGAGAAGTTTGCACAGTTCTTGACTGACGAGGTTCTGCCAGCTGTTCAGCAACGCACGGCGGAGTTCGAGGATCAGATGAAGAAGCAGAGGGAGAGCCTCGAAATTCTGCAATCAATCGTCCTCAACGTCGGAGCCGCAGCATGACCAGACAAGAGGATTGCACCTACCTATACTTCAAGGAAAGCGGTAAGTGGAAATACGAAGGCCGTGGCTTCTTCCCTACCGCTGACGTCTTTTCCATTAAGCGCGAGCATGTCATCGCGGAGAACGGCGGCATGCCCGGCATCTCGTCTAGCGGCGATGACTACTTCGTCATCATCATCCCTGATGATGGATGCGCCCACCCATATGCATATCCACGCTTTATAAAGCCGGAGGTCTCCACATGACCAAACCAGCCAACGACAACTTCCTAGCCGCCGACGTCGCCAACCTCGAAGCGCTTTTCGCCGACATGCTTGCCGCCTATCCTGAGCTGGAAGCGGACGAAGAACTGCGCGCTGACATGCTGGAAGGCGAAACCAACTTCCACGCCGTCCTCACGCGTATCGTGAACACCGAACGCGACGCCGACAGCCTGGCAAAGGCCGTGGCCGGTCGCATCTCCGACTTGCAGGCGCGCAAGTCTCGCGCCGAGCGCCGCAAGGAAGCTTGCCGAGGGTTGATGTTCAAGCTGCTGAAGGCGGCTGGCGTGCCACGCGTGCCGCTGGCCGAGGCGACTATCTCGATCGGCAAGAAGGCTGCTGCGGTAGAGATCATCGACGAAGCAGCATTGCCGAAAGCCTACGTGCGGGTTTCGACATCGCCGGACAAGACCGCCATCAAGGAAGCATTGCAGGCTGGCAAGAAGGTCCGTGGTGCGCAGATGGGTGATGCGGGTGAGCAGTTGTCGGTGAGGGTGGCGTGACCAGATATCATTCAGTAAGTGGTGGGGCTGGCTCTTGGCTCGCCGCCAAAGTTGATATGACTGCGCATCCGGACGAAGTGCACCGCTTCGTTTTCGCCGACACCTTGTATGAGGATGCCGATTGCTACCGGTTCCTCATTGAGGGCGTTGCACATTTGCTTGGCAGGGCGGCCATAGTGCCGTCCATCGAAGACTTCCCAGATTACCGAATTTTGGGCGATTTCGACATAGCCACGTATGCAGGAAACCCTGAGTGGAGAGAATTCCTTGCCCACCTCCGAAGCCAAACAACGTCCAGCATTCCAGAATTAACTTGGTTGGTTGAAGGTCGAGATCCTTGGGAAGTTTTTCGCGACAAAAGATTTCTTGGAAATAGCCGAGTCGACCCATGCTCTCTCCTAACCAAGAGGGAGTTGATAGACGCGTGGCGCGACGTTGTTGCCGACAAAAATGAAGATGTTTTCTGTGTCGGCATTGGACCAGATGAGGCGCACAGATACGAGAGGCTTGCTGCGCGACACGCAAAGGAGGGTTGGACTTACCACGCCCCACTGATTGGCACCACAGAGGGCGATTTCGGTCCATTTGGCTACCTTGCTGCTGCTGGAATCGAGCGCCCGCGCCTGTATCGTATGGACTACATGCACAACAATTGCGGCGGCTTCTGCATTAAGGCGGGGCATGCACATTATCAGAACCGATTGCGCAAGCAGCCGGAGCGATACGCCTACGATGAGATGTTTGAGCGCAAATTGCGTGAGTATTTGGGGAAAGACATATCCATATTGTCTAGCCGCATAGGAACGGACGTAAAACAGCCACTGACTTTGGCCGAATTCCGAAGGCGAAATGAAGAGAAGCCGCAGCTCATCTTCCAATACGAGCCTGGCACAAGTGGCTGCGGCTGTGCAATCGATTATGAGGAGGCAGCATGAAGATCTATTTTGCTCATCCAGTTACGGACTATGGTTCGGAGAAGCAAGCCGAAGCCCTCTCTTCTTTGCAGAAATACTATCGAGAGCAGTGGCCGCGGACAAATCTTGAAATTGAAAACCCAGACCACCCTCACCACCAAGAGGGCTATAATCGTGAGGGAATGGACTATTTCAAAAAGATCGTTGAGTCATGCGATCGGCTAGCCTTTATGCGCTTTCCCGATGGATCGATCGGCGCAGGAGTTGGCCGCGAGATCAGGTGGGGTCTTCAGTCCTGCTACGCAGTGTATGAGCTGTTCGATGGATGGCTTTACCAAGTGCAGAACATGCCGACACCGATACTTACGGTGGATCAGACGCGGAGCAAGATCGCAGGCATTCGAGCTTCAAGATACGGCGATGAACCCGTTTGTTGGCTGCACGAGACCAAATGCGGCGCTGTGGAGTTTGCCGAGAAGCATGACAGAGACGTAATTAGCTTTCCTGTTTATCGGATTGCCAAGGGCATGGTGCAGCCATGACCAAACCCACCTACATGATCGCCCACGGTAGCGCAGCTGTTCAGGCTGCGCGCATCATCGCGGCGGTGGCGGCATCAAAGGCTAACGATAGTCCTGTTCTAATATCGCCTTTGCGAACCCAGCAAGAAACGCTTTCTTATTTGCCCTGTGCATCTGATGCGCAATCTGCAGGAAGTCGTCAGGGTGGATTGCTACGCGAAAACTCTGATCACGCTGATCGCCCACAAGCGTAAAATCTAAGGTGAGGTGATCGCCGTCATTGTAAACAGAAACGTTTTCGGCGACGCCCCCATTGCCGCTGGTCCGAGTCGCCTTCGATTTTGGCAGAGGTACACCCATAATTAGTCTCCCGAATTGTCGGGCGACACTACCACACCACCCGCCGCGCCACCAACGCGGCGTAAACTCTTTACTGCCACTCACTGCTGTGAGAGATTTTCTGCCTCAGTAGGGGCGGGAAATGACTAGAAAGACCATCAAGATAGATCTCGACGTATTCAAGGCGATAACTAGCGCAAGGATCAATTTGGATGAGGATGAAAACGATGTCCTAAGACGGCTTCTGAATATTAAGCCGAATGAAAACGTGCCCGCGCACATTGTTACCGAGATAAGTGATCCAAGCAATGGATCTGTGGTCAAAGATGGTCTCCCCTGGACCGATAAGGGTATTTCAGTTCCGCATGGGTCGAAATTGAAGTTCAGCCAAAATGGGGTCGAATACTTCGCCTACGTGGACAATGGGATGATCGTGGTCGGAAACTCGAGGGAAAAGCACTTGACGCCTGCGGCTCAAAAAGCAGCGGGCGTACTTGGGAAGTCCTTCGGTGACAACGGGTGGCGAAAATGGCTGGCTCAGTTTCCCAATGAGGAACAGTGGCGTCACCTCGGGGATATGCGAGCGACTAACCGAAGCAAGAAGTAAATAACACATCCGTAGCTACCAACTGCGGCTTCACCACAACTGAGGAGACTATCATGCGCATTGAACGCATCGGCGGAGCTGTGCTCTATAACGCAAATTGCCTGGACGTGATGGCAACACTAGAAAGCGTTGATCACGTCATTGGCGACCCGCCTTACGAAAAAGAGGCGCATAGATCGATGCGCCGGACACAGAAAAGTATCAAGGCAGGTGTGAACGCTGACCTCGATTTTGCCGCCATCACGGAGGATCTTCGCGGTGGCGTTGCGGCTCATGCTGCCAGACTTTCGTCTGGATGGACTCTATTTTTTTGTCAGGCCGAAGCAGTGGGCGATTGGCGCGATGTCCTTGAGGAAGCCGGGGCAAAATACAAGCGTTCCATGATCTGGGTGAAGCCAGACAGCACCCCGCAACTCAACGGCCAGATGCCTGCAATGGGCTATGAATCGATGCCGCTTGCTTGGTGCGGAGCAGGGCGTAGCAAGTGGAACGCCGGCGGCAAACGCGGCGTCTACACTCACCTCACGAACCAGCGCGATCGAGACGGGCGCCATCTCACTGAAAAGCCTTTACCGCTCATGCGCGAGCTACTCGCAGACTTCACCGATCCAGGCGATACAATTTTGGACCCGTTCATGGGCAGCGGGACTACTGGTGTTGCCTGCGCCCGCATGGGACGCAAATTCATCGGCATTGAACTGGACCCTAAATATTTCGACGTTGCCTGCGAGCGTATCGAGAAAGCGTACTCGCAAGGGGACATGTTTCTGGAGTTGCCTCGAAAAGCAGAAAAGCCTGCAGACATGTTTGCGGCTAACGACAACTTCTCTGATAAGTCTGAGGTGGCAGCATGAAAGACAAGATAGAATATCTTGCTGCGAAACTGGCTGCACAGCTGGGCCACCCGGTTGGCGAGTACCACAAAGCTTGGGCGGCCGAGCGAGTCCGGGAAATACTGGCAAATGATAATCATCATGTTGCCAAGGTGGCAGCATGACGCCCGCCGAAATGAAAGAGGCCTGCACCGCAAGCCTTACCGGCGCGCGCGAACTAGGTCTGGATGAGAGTAAGGCAAGCGTTTCGCTGGTTTTGCCTAAAGGCTTCAAGCCGCCAGCAAGGTTCCCGCGGGGATACCTGTTGCAGGTCAAGGATGATGGCAGCCGACTGCGCAGCTTTCCTGCAACGAAGCTGATGGCATGGATCAAATGGGCGGAGGCACAGGCATGACAAAACTCCCCACAACCCCACGCCAGCACACGCCAACGGTCGACGCCGACCACAATCCCACCACCTGCTTTGTCTGCGGCATGCACGCCTTCGGTATCGGCGTGAATCCTAATCCAAAACAGGACCCTCACTACATCTGCCGGAGGTGCGCCGTGGGCATCGACAATTACAAGAAGATCGAGCGGCTCGACGACTACGAGCTGCGCGCCTTGGACGCGGGCGTTGATGCGGTGGGCGAGTACATCGCGTCGCATGGCGTGACGGACCTTGCGCACTTCGATGAGCTCATGCAGCGCATGCTCGTAAAGGAGGCATGGGAGGGCGCGGCGCGGGGGCTAAGGGCGGCTTTGTCCGAGGCGCCGTTTTGATGGAGGGCAACATGCAACACGCAAATGACAATCACGCCGGGATCCGTGTTCTCGACCTCTTCAGTGCAGCGGCAGGAGGCTGGTCTCTGGGAATGCACCGTGCCGGATATCGGACCATTGCCGCCTGCGAAGTCATAGACTGGCGTCGCGCTCTTTACTCGCAGAACAATCCGGGAGTTCCTGTTTATGACGACGTCACAACCCTTACCGCAGACAGACTTGTTCGGGATGGCGTTGGACTTCCCGACATCATTGTCGGCAGCCCGCCGTGCCAAGACATCAGCAGCGCGAACACCAAAGGCAAGGGCGTCGACGGCGAGCGCAGCATCCTCTACTTCGAAGCCGTCCGCCTCATCGACGAATGCCGACCTCGTTGGTTCGCTCTTGAAAATAGCTCTAATCTCAGAACTAGAGGCGCAGACAGGGTCATCGATGCGCTGGCGGCAATCGGCTACACCTGCTGGCCATTCGTGGTTAGTGCTGGAGACGTCGGAGCCAATCACGAGCGAAAGCGAAGCTGGCTTGTTGGGTTCAACGCGCGAACGGCTTCCGACACCCGTTTCCCAGTCACAGCAAGGTGGCATACGAATGGAAGGCGGATCAGGGGCCAGGAAGCAGATGAAGGAATCTGGTCTGTATCAGTTCTTCAGCAACAAGCCGCAGTTGATGCCGACGCCAGTGAAGCCGAACGGCGGCCGCACCTTGTCGAAGGAGGCAATCGAGACAGGGAAGCGGGCGAACGGACAGAAGGCGCAGATCGATACACCGAACATTCTTCGATACGCGTTGGAGACCTTACCGACGCCGACGAAGCGGGACAAGAGGCTGGACTCCAGGAGTACAGCCTACAATCGACGCAAGAGCCCGACAATGGATGCCGTGATGGACGGAGCAATGACAGGTCGGGCGTCGGACAAGTGGGCGGGTGCGAGAGCATTGGCCAAACTGTTACAGAGCCATGGGCTGACTGGAACAGCGGCCTTGCCCATCACCTACGGGTGGATGATGGGTTATCCGGCTGGGTGGCTCAGTCGCGCATTGCAATCGGCGGTCCGCGAGGGACTGTTGCAGCTAGCCTCATCGTCGAAGCCTTCGGCGACGCGGTCTGCCCGCAAATCCCTGAAGCCATCGGCCGAGCCATCTTAAGGGTGGAGCGTGCTTTGGCCGACGTCGCCAACGACAATCAGGAGACACCCATTGCAAACGCCGCTTGAACTAGCGCAATACTACGTCGCCCAAGGCTGGCCGGTCTTTCCATGCCGTTCGCATGCCGAGGAGCACGTCGACCAGGCAACCGGCGAGATCCTCACGCTCGGCGAAAAAACGCCTTTGACGCCAAACGGCTTTAAGGGCGCGACGCGCTTTCCGCGCATCATCGAAAGATGGTGGTCGGACTGGGCTGATGCGGCCGTGGGCTTGCCGACCGGCGAGAAGACAGGATTCTTCGCGCTGGATATCGACAACAAGCCTGGCGGCGCAAACGGCTTTGACTGGCTGACCGAGATGGAAGCCGAGCACGGCCCATTGCCCGACACAGCGCGCGTGACAAGCCCGAACGGCGGCATGCACGTGTACTTCAAATATGTTGTCGGAACGCGTAACCGGGGCGCTCTGGGCGCTGGCGTCGATATCCGCTCAGAGGGTGGATATGTCATAGCCGCCGACAGCGTTATGGCAGACGGTCGGTCATATCGGTGGGTTGGCGACACGCGTGAGATCGCGGACGCGCCAGCATGGTTGCTTGACCTGCTGCTGCCGAAATCAGCGCCGACGCATACGCAGTACAGCCCATCGTCGGCGACAAACAATGCCTATGTCGATGCTGCCGTGGACCGCGAACTGGCAGACCTCGCGGGCGCGCCCATGGGAAGCCGTAACAACGCGCTGAACGATGCCGCTTTCTCTATCGGGACCATCGTCGGCGCCGGTGCGTTGGGCGAGGCTGAAGCGCGTGCCTTGTTGCAGGACGTCGCTCGCGGCTGGGGCAGGGACTGGTCGCGATGCTGCAAGACCATCGAGAACGGCTTGAAGGCTGGCATCCAGAATCCGCGCCATATTCCCGAGCCAGACTTTCCAGCGCACGACAACACGCGCTTGGTCGATATCACGCGTATGATCCAACGTGGGCTAGAGAAGGGACGGGTGAGAGATCAAGCGGCTGCTGTGGATGCTGATGTCGTGGCGCAGGTGGTGGCGCAAAAGGACGTCATACCCGTTGAGTCACCGACTAGTGACGTCCAGCCAGCAAACGACAACGAGCCGCAGAGCCCGATCGTTGCCACAGCATTCAAATGGATCGACCCCAAAACCTTGCCACGCCGCGAGTTCGCTTACGGCACGCACCTGATCCGCAAGTATGTCTCGGTGACCGTGTCGCCCGGTGGCCTTGGCAAGACCAGCCTTTCGCTTGCGGAGAGCCTCGCCATGTCGTCGGGTAGGGCACTCCTGGGCACAAAGCCGCCGAAACGTCTGCGGGTATGGGTATTCAACGCCGAAGATCCGCGCGATGAAATGGAGCGGCGCATCATGGCTGCCTGCATTCATTACAAGCTGAAGCCGGAGGACATCGAAGGGCACCTGTTTCTCGACAGCGGCCGTGAGCAAGAGCTGGTCGTGGCGGTGGACGACAAGAAGACCGGCACGCGCATACAGCAGCCGATCGTTGAGGCTGTAGTCGAGCAGATTGAGCGAAACAAGATCGACGTGATGATTGTCGACCCGTTTGTGTCTACGCACAGTGTCAACGAAAACGACAATGGTGCCATCGACAAGGTGGCCAAGCTGTGGGCTCAGATCGCCGACTATACCAATAGCGCAATCGACATCGTCCATCACCTCCGCAAGGTGGCGGATCGTGAAGCAACGGTCGAAGATGCCCGCGGTGCGGTCTCGTTGATTGGCGCAGCGCGTTCGGTGCGGGTGCTCAACCGTATGTCCACCGAGCAGGCTGATCAGGCTGGCCTTCATCAAAACGACAGGCATGGTTTCTTCAGCGTGACCTACGGCAAGTCAAACCTGACGCCGCTATCTTCGAAGCTGGACTGGCGAAAGCTGGAAGGTGTGCCGCTAGGCAATGGCGTAGGGTTGGCGAAGCCGCAGGACTTTGCGCCGGTGGTGACGGAATGGCAGTGGCCGAGCGCCGAGGAAGTTGCCGGCGAGCTCACCAGCGACCAGCGGATGGCCATTCTCGCGGCCGTGGAATCGTCGGATTACAAGAAGTCGCCTAAGGCTAAGAACTGGGTTGGCAACGCTGTGGCCTATGCCGTGGGTCTAGACCTGGACGACGCTTCGCAGCGGAAGCGAGCGGCCAGCTTGGTCACGGCGCTCATGAAGGAAGGCGCGCTTGTCGAGAAGGAAGAGCGGGATCCGGTGCGCCGGGAGATGACAGTGTTTGTGCGGGCGGCGTGAGTACATAGGAGGAAGCGGGCGGCTTTGTATCGCCCGCTTTTTTATTATTTGCCGCCTGGACGCTCAGAAGAAGCGCGACCGCCGCATCTGGATCCATCACTCGCTGTGTCACTCGCATATTTGCAGGCAGCGTTTGCTACTGCACCCGTAGACATCAACGCGATTATTGCAATCGTAATTACCCTCATCTTTTCCCCCTTTTTGCCAAAATTGGCTAAGCCTATTGAGTGCTTTTAAGTAGAATTATCAATATCTAAAGTTACCTTGAGTTGACTTTTATTGGGCTGAATAAAAACAAGCGTTGCACGCTCATGTTGCGTCGGTAATCTGATAGTGAATGGTAAGAACGAAAAAATGGAGGACCGAAAAATGGCTGACGTTACTTATCCCTGCTATCAGCAAAAAAAAGATAAAAGCTCCCACTGGTATTGGATTTACTACGCAAAGAATGGTGAGGAAATCGCTAGAAGCAGTGAAAGCTATGTCAATCGTAGCGACTGCACTCACAGCATCACTCTCGTTCAGGGTTCATCGAACGCGGCAGTGTTTTATTTCGATTGATCCGAGAGGCGCAGTTGAAGCAACAGACCAGGAACCATACGCGCCTCTGCGCATTCCTACAGCCAAGTAGCTTGCGCACTGACCACGGATGTACTGGCAGAAGATGACAAGCGACAGGAAGGTCGATGCGGTTTCGCCCCGGCCTTTTTTGTTACATGCTAATTAAAGACCTCCACATTTTAATAAAACAACTCTAGATGTAATCTGGGTAAAATGGGGGCTGCGTATTGGGAGAGGCAAAACAAAAGCGTTTGTCACAAAGGCAAATGGTAGAGGCTGCTGAACGCTGCGTCTATTGCAATAGCAAGCCGACCACGGTGGAGCACATGCCGCCGTTGATGCTGTTCAACAACAGAATTAGACCCTACGGGCTGACATTCCCATCTTGCACTGAGTGTAACAATAAAACGAAAGGAGCTGATGCAGCAGCATCATTCATTTCAAGAATACCCAAGTCTGGGCCTGGCGATTTTTTGTATTCGCAAGCAGGTCAGAAATTGCTTGCGGCCTTCAGGAGGGATGCGCCACTTGCTCACCATGAATTTATGCTAACTCCAAAGCGCAACGTACTGCTTAAAAACAGCGCTGGAATTCTGCTTAAAAGCGTCGAAATGAGATTGAATGGCGCCAATTTCGTAAGACATATGAACGTTTTTTCAGCAAAAATTGCGATGGCGCTTTTCTATGAGCATACTGGGTCCGCCCTACCAGATTGCGGGATCGTTCAAGCGGCATGGTATACAAATCACGGGCTTTCTGAAGAACACGCTCATGCGATGTTGAATATACTGCCAGGTCAAGGCGAATTAAAGCAAGGAGAGTTCACTGTATGGGATCAGTTTGCGTACCGGTTCAACACCGACAAAAAAACAATAACTGCGGGGCTGGTAGGGCTTCACAGAAACCTGCATATCTTCTTCTTTGCGACAAGCACTCCTGAAAGATTCGGCATTCCGATACCCAATATTCTTGATCCAATAACATGTTTCGTGACTAGCCCTGGATCGCTACTAAGTATGCTGGAACCTGAATAGGTCACAACCCTTTTATTGCGCCAACACAACTCCTGATACCGCCCGGATAGAGGAATTTTATCCGTGCATTATCTGTGCACTTGCTGGGCGTTCACACCTGCACAGCTCTGCCCGGTTCTTGCACGTTTAGGGGAGTATATATTTATATATACCCCCACTCGTGCAACCGTGCAGGGCGGTGTGCTGGCTGCACGGTTGATGAAGAGTTTTATTCGGGCACCGTGCATCGTGCAGACGCGCAACTGCGATACAACCTGATTGCACCGCCAAAATTTATTTCACATCACCCCACGGCATTTTCCGACGAAAAACCTAAAATACCTCTGAGACCAAACGGAGGGTAACACGCATGCGCAAAGCCACCAGCCAGACGACACGCATCAACGGCAAGCGCGTCGTTATCCGCACTTCGGCCAAGGGCAAGGTAAGCGTCAACGACGCCCCGATCAAGGAAAGCGAAGGACAGTCTGCCCAGGTGCGTGCGCTGCGAGCCCTGCCAGAGTTCGGCAGGCAGTTCCTGTTGGCTGGCGACATGAACAGCGCCAAGCGCGGACCACGTGCTCAAGCCGACGCTATTGCGACCGGTATGACGCCAGGGGAAGCTGACCTTCGGATTTATCTTAAGGGCGGCCAGTTGCGGATGATCGAGAACAAGGTCGGCAAAGGTCGGCTGTCCCCGGCGCAAGTCGATCGCCACGCTTCGCTGGCCAAGCTGGGGCACATTGTCGATGTGGTGCGGTTCACGTCCACTGTCGAGGCGGCGAGCAAGGCGGTGACGCTGGTGCGCCAGTGGCTCGCTGACAACGACAACCGAGAGGAGGCTTGATTTGGCCATTCGGGGGATTGGGGTGCCAAATGTACTCGTCATCGGAGATGGAAACATCAAATGGGAGGCACCTGAGCAACGAAGTTCACTGGATAGAAAATACGAGAATCCACTTCACGACGTTCGAGTTTTAGCCCGAAGATCAAGAAAGATGCTGGCTGCAAACGATAACATCGAGAAGAGCGCCCATGCCGTCTACGTCGTTTCGGATATCGAAGGGAAAGTGACGAAGATTGGTCGAGCGTATTGTCCGTCCAGCAGGCTTTCCCGAATCCAGACAGGCAATCCTTACGAGTTGTTCCTTCACAGGGTATTCTGGGTAGACCGAGGCAGAGATGCAGAAGATTTAGAGCGACGATCGCACGAATTAGCAGCGTCATGCGGCAGGCTTATGGGGGAATGGTTTGCCTGCAATGTTGTCCAAGCACACACGCTAATTGTCAAAGTGCTCGACGAAATGAACATCGACTACGTCGCCATCACGCCATCAACGAAGGGGATCGAAGCATGACCAGACACGCATCTCTAGCCGAGCAACTTGCAGCCATTCGTCGCGCCGTAACAGAGCCTGACCATATACCTGAGCCCCTACAGACGAATTGGTCGACCACCGTCGCGAACGACAACAATCCAGAGGACATTGAGGGTTTGAAGGTGGATAAGCTTTGGGACATTTCCCCGTCTACCGGCGAGATAATGAGGCAGGTCCTGAACTCTGATGAAGTTAAAAACGAACGTGGACAGACGGTTCGTTGGGGTTCGCTTCGGTTCAGTGATGGAACCCAGACAGAGCAAGGGTTCAAGGTGACTGTGGACGGAGAGGTCGTTGCTCACCAGTTCGTTGTCCCCCCAGGCGGCATGCTAGGAACGACTGACAAGGAACGGGTGCAGAGGGGTGGCGACGAGAACCCTGAGGACGCCACCAGCACGAGAAACTACTTCTCTGGAAAGGAAACAGACTTTCGCCCTGCCGGTCTGTTCAAGGCGCTAAGATCAAAACCAGTGAAGCGTACGAAGCGAAAAGACAGAACAGGGCCGAAGACGAAAGCCGAAGAACGCCAGTGGCTTGCCGACGCAATTGCGGGAACGAAGGTCATGCCTGTAGTCAAGAAAATCGAAGACGGTTTTCCAGCATCGCCAACCAATCTTGCTCATCTGTTCCCCGGCATGGTGAAGGTCTGCACTGGCAGTAGTGGGTCGCAGGCATGGTCCGACATTGCGACGTTGAGAGAAGATCGCAAGGAGTGGTTTGTGTGGGTGGACGGACTGGGTGCCAAGGATAGGGCCGTGATTGAAGCAGCAAGAACCGCTAAAACGTTTGCGGATGTTGGTGCGGCGGCTGGTCAGTCTCGGCAGTATGCCGACAAAAAGAACGGCGGAAGGCGAGCACTGATTGCTGCGAACGATAATCTAATGGCAGCGATTAAAAAATACGCTTCATAGGTAGGAAAAAGGCGTTCTCACCACCTGTATAGGTGAAGGGGTCGAAAAGGCTCCACACCTTTCTGGACGCACTGATGTTGCGACAGAGCCTCGGCCAGAGATGAGCCGGGGCTAACTATGGCCGACCCAATCCTCTGCTTGCAAGCTTGGCCCTGAATTAACAGGCGTGCACCACGGACGCGTGGTGCTTGGTCGGGATCCACACTGCGCTATCGTGGCGCAACCAATCCCATGCGCGTTCTCCTCCGCTTGCATGGTGATCGTGCGGCCCGTTCCCTTAAGTGGTTGAGCGGGTCGCTTTGAGTTTCAATGGGACGTGCTCTGGGTAAGCGGGTAATCCTTGCAAGATTGCTGCCGGTCGGTTCGATTCCGACACGCTCCACCAATCACGCCGGTATAGCTCAGTAGGTAGAGCGCCTCCTTTGTAACGAGGATGTCGTGGGTTCAATTCCTTCTGCCGGCACCATTCATCTGTGTGTAGCTCAGTCTGGTCAGAGTACCGCACCTGGACTGCGGGAGCCGCTGGTTCGAATCCAGCCACGCAGACCAATTAACAGGCAACACAATGCCCAAACCCAACGGCCGTTCAGCCGAAGCCGCTCTCTACCGTCGCATGTACAAGACTGCCAGATGGCAGCGATTGCGTGAGGCCCAACTTACTGCTGAGCCGCTTTGTCGCTTCTGCTTGGCTATCGAGGATGTGACAGAGGCGACGACGTGTGACCACGTCAAGCCGCACAAGGGCGACGAAGACTTGTTCTACGACCCAGGCAATCTGCAGTCGTTGTGCGCTCCATGTCACGACAAGCTTAAGGCTCGCATTGAGCGAGGCCAGCAGGCTGTGGTCATTGGCGTTGATGGATATCCGGTGGAGCTAACGTAACACTCGAAGAAACATCGAAAAACATTTGATTTTATTCAATAATATCGAAAGTAAGTGTTGACATGCTTTCAAATATGCGATAAAATGGAGAGTTTGCCCGATTGGGGGGGGTGGTCGCAAAGTCGACGATCGACCCGGCCAGGGACCGTCGGGGGAATGCAACGTTAATCCAAACACAGTTTTTTGCCTAGCGTGCGCGCAAGCGCGCGTGCGCGAGGGGATTCGGCATGTCTGATAAGAAAAGCCGCGTAGATAGCGTGGCTGAGGCCGTGAGGATTGCCTCTGCGGTCGCTGAGGAAATCACCTTTCCCGAAAACGTCCCTCTCGAAGAGGGCGACGTACCGTTTTTCAAGAACGTGATTGCGGAATACGCACGCGCTGAATGGTCCGCACATCAGCTTGAGATCGCAGCGATGCTGGCTCGCACAATGGCCGACCTGGTGCGTGAGCAAGACCTTTTGCGCAGCGAAGGGTCGGTGGCGTACAGCGAGAAAGGCACGCCTGTCGTATCGCCGAGGAAGTCACTGGTCCAAATGCACGCATCAACAATTCTTTCTTTTCGCCGATCACTGGCGCTTCACGCCAGAGCCATCCAAGGCGAAGCGAGGGACTCAGCCAAGCGACGCGACACCGCAAAAGAGATTGAGGCGGGCGCAAGCACGGACGATGACCTGCTAGCCTAATCGATGGCTCATAAAATAAAGAATAGCTCGGCTAGGGTCGCCCCTGAAAAGCGGTCATCCAGCCGCCTGCCGAGCGCCAAATCTGGATAGCGAGAGGGGTACTTGCTGTGGGAACTTTCAGAGACTTGACGGGTGTCAGGTATGGGCTTTTGTCGGTCGTAGAGAAGATTGGACCAAACAGTCGTGGGCTTATGCAATGGCGATGCGTTTGCGATTGTGGCGGTACGGCGGTGGCCGTATCTGGAAATCTTAACAGCGGGAACACCGCCTCATGCGGTTGCTTGCGGAGAGAAGCCCTTGATCGTCGAAATCACATTGATCTCATTGGCCAGCAATTCGGCAGGCTAACCGTTGTCGAGCGTTTGTTCTCAAACAAAAACGACCACGTAGTTTGGCTGTGTAGATGCGAATGCGGCGCTCACGCCAATGTCACGACTGGAAACTTAACAAAGTCAAACACTAGATCGTGCGGCTGTCTTCAGCGAGAGGCTGCCTCGATGATGGGACTCTCTTGCAAACAGGAAAGACCTGTATCGAACACGCCTGAGTACAGGCGAGATGGTCAGCGAAGGCGACTTATTGACCCAAAAACAAGACTGCGTCGCCGCCTATCTTGGCACATACGCAGGGCGATCAATAACGTCGGATCCGCAAAGAGTGGAAAAACATTCGATATTCTCGGTTACGAACCGTCCGATCTAGCCAGGCATATTGAGAGGCAGTTCACCAACGGCATGGGCTGGCATAATGCCGCCGATTGGGACGTTGACCACATCATTCCTATAAGTACGGCCAAGACCTTGGATGACGTCATAGCGCTCAATCAAATGAGTAATCTGAGGCCCTTGTGGCGGGAAGAAAACAACGCAAAAAGGGCGAGGGTTATGTTCCTGCTCTGATCCTTGTGGGAGCTTAAATGACCGGCCAATATTCAAGTTGGCCGCAGAGCGTGCTTGACTCAATCAAATGTGGGCCGATTTCGCCTTATCGTGATTGGCGTTTACTCCCGACATCGGAGCTCACTCGCGGCGAGAAAATGTGCCGCTTCATCGAAGAATATTTGGTTGTGCCGGAGGGGTCACTTGTTGGTCAGCCGATCCGGTTGCTGGACTTCCAGGTGGCCTTTATCCTGTCGGTTTACGACAACCCGCACGGCACGTCGCGCGCCTATTTGTCGATCGCACGTAAAAATTCAAAGACGGCCACCATCGCTTGTCTCCTTCTTGGCCACGTTATTGGCCCAGAAGCGTTTCCAAACAGCCGCATCATGTCGGGTGCGCGATCCCGCGATCAAGCCGCTGAAGTCTACAATTATAGCAGCAAGATGTTGATGATGTCGCCGCGACTCAAAGGGCTGTATCGCATCGTGCCGTCGGGCAAAATGATTGTCGGCCTGCGCAAGAACGTCGTCTATCGCGCCAGTTCGGCCGAAGCCAAGAGCGCGCACGGTGGTTCTCCACTTGTCGCCATCCTTGACGAGGTCGGCCAGATCAAAGGCCCACACGACGATTTCGTCGAGGCGATCGTAACGTCGCAGGGCGCGTACGGTGACAAGGCGATGATCTTCGCCATTTCGACTCAGGCGGCCACCGACGGCGACTTGTTCTCGCGATGGCTGGACGATGCAGAGACCTCCAAAGCACCGCGCACGGTTTCGCATCTCTACACAGCGGATCCAGATTGCGATGTGCTGGACGAGGAAGCGTGGAAAGCTGCCAACCCGGCACTAGGCATATTTAAATCAGTTTCATCGGTTCGCGACGACGCCGAGCGCGCTTCACGCATGCCGACCGAAGAAGCCAGTTTTCGCTGGTTGCACCTGAATCAGAGGATCGATGCCAATGCACCGTTTGTGTCTCCGGCTATTTGGCGAGCGTGTAACGCTCGAGTTGTGGACTTTGATGGTCTTCCTGTCTTTGGTGGGCTCGACCTTTCTGAGGTGAGCGACTTGACTGCTTTGGTGCTGATGGCTCCTAAGCAGCAGGACGGTAAGACCATCTGGAATGTGAAGCCGACCTTTTGGCTGCCTGGTGATGGGATTCGTGCAAAGGCAAAAGCCGACCGCGTACCATACGACATCTGGCACAAGGACGGACATCTTGAAGCCGCACCGGGCAAGACAGTCGACTACGAGTTCGTTGCGCATTACCTGCGCGACCAGTTCGAAGAGATGGACATCCGCAAGATCGCGTTCGACCGGTGGAACTTCCGACACTTGAAGCCGTGGCTGCAAAAGGCTGGCTTCACGGATGATCAGCTTGAAGGCGATGACGCGGTATTCCAGCCTTTCGGGCAGGGGTTCCAATCGATGTCTCCCGCTCTCCGCGAGTTAGAAAGCACCATCCTCAATGGCAATCTTGCTCACGGGGATCATCCGGTTCTGACGATGTGCATGATGAATGCAACCGTCAAGGCAGACCCTTCAGGAAACAGAAAACTGGTGAAGCACAATCGCGAGCGTCGCATCGACGGCGCGGTAGCACTGACTATGGCAACGGCGATGGCTGGAACCTACGAGACCAGTGACACCGGCGACATGGACGACTTCATCAACAACATGGTTATGGTGATCTAATGGGTCTCTTCGATAGATGGCGCGGAGTACCCATCAAGCTCACTGACGGTGAGTTCTGGCGCGGGTTCTTCGGCTGGGGCACTACCTCTGGCGAAAACGTGACGATTGAAACGGCGCTGCAGCTTGATGCTGTGTGGGCGTGCGTCAATCTGATCCGGAATGCAGTGATCATGCTGCCGTGCAATGTCTACAAAGACGATGGCGTTACGGTCGACAAGGCGTCGCCGCTTTACGATTTGCTGCACGATATGCCGAACATGGATGACACCGCCTCAGACTTCTGGGCCATGGTCGTTTTATGCCTGTGCCTAGATGGCAATTTCTTCGCTGAGAAGAAACTGAATGGCGGCAAGTTGGTGGCGCTCAATCCGCTGCCGCCACTCGCTGTCAACGTCTGCCGTGATAGTCGCAACGCGCGATACTACGAGGTCACGGAGAACGGCAAGAAGCGCAGGATCGCTGAAGAAAAGATGTTCCACGTTCGCGGGGCCGTTTTGCCTGGCTGTGACCGCGGCATGTCTCCGATCGGCGTGGTTCGCAATACAGTTGGTAATGCTCTGGCGGGTGAAAAGACCGCGGGCAAGATGTTCGCCAATGGAATGCAGGTCGCAGGCGTTCTTTCGTCTGATCAGGTACTGAAACCTGACCAGCGCAAGCAGCTAAGCGAAATTCTCGGACAGTTTGCTGGTTCGGATAAGGCCGGCAAGATTGCAGTTCTGGAAGCTGGCCTCAAATACCAGCAACTGACGATCAATCCTAAAGATGCGCAGATGCTTGAGGTGCGCCAGTTCAACGTAGAGCAGATTTGCCGCATCTTCGGTGTACCACCGGTCATGATCGGCCATGCTTCGAACGGCACCACGACCTGGGGCAGCGGCATCGAGCAGCTGATCCTGCAGTTCATCAAGACTTGCCTTGGACCACTCGTCAAAAGCATTGAATCGGCCGTCTACCGCGACCTGCTCAACGAGAAAACGCGCAAGACCACCATCGTAAAATTCAACATGGAGGGACTGCTTCGCGGCGATAGCACGGCGAGGGCAGAATTTCTGTCAAAGATGGTCACAAACGGCATTTACACGCCAAACGAAGCCCGTTCCTACGAGAACAAGGCTCCTGTCGACGGCGGCGAGAAGGCAATCGTCAACGGCACCATGACCCCGCTCGATAAGGTCGGTCAGGCCAACGATAACGCGCCACAAACGCCAGCAGCACGCGCTGCGTAAGGGAAAATCATGAAATTTGAACACCTGATTTCGGCCTTTCTGGCCGAACCTTGGGCTATTCAGCGCGAAAAACTGGGCGTTTTGGCTGATGTTTTGGTTGCGCGAGCCGAAGGCGAAAAGCTGTTTTCGACTGAGTTCGCCGCATCAATCGATGATGCGCGCGCCAAGGAGATCGCAGAATCCAGCGGCAGCGTGGCCATTATCCCTGTTTACGGGGTTCTAGCCGACAAAATGGACCTTTTTTCCGCGATGAGCGGCGGTACATCCTACGCTGGCATCAAGAAAGCACTGCACAAGGCGCTGTCAAATGCAGACATCAAGGCTGTCGTGCTCGACATTGATAGCCCTGGCGGAACGGTGCCCGGTACTGACGAACTCGCCACTGAAATTCGCAAGCTGCGAGGCGGCGAGAAACCGATCATTGCGCAGGTAAACAGTCTTGCGGCAAGCGCGGCTTATTGGATCGCGGCTTCGACAGACGAAATCGTCGTCACGCCATCCGGCCGTGCCGGTTCGATCGGCGTCTACACTGCGCACGATGATCTTTCGGCTGCCCTTGAGCAGCGTGGCATCAAGCGCACGTACATTTCTGCTGGCAAGCACAAGGTTGAAGGCAACGAAACCGAGCCGCTTGGCAAAGACACCCTGGCCCATGTGCAAGACGGTGTGAACCGCTCCTACAATCGCTTTGTCGCGTCAGTTGCCGAAGGGCGCGGCGTGACAGTAAGCAAGGTTGAGGATGGCTACGGACAAGGGCGCGTGTTCTACGCGGAAGCCCTCATGGACCGAGGCATGGTCGACCGTGTTGCCACACTTGACGAGACCCTGGGCCGCTACGGTGCGGACGCAGAGCCTGCGCCGGTAAAGCGCATCAAGGCTGCAAACGCCGCGAAAGCAGAGGCCGCACAAACGCTGGTAGCGAAGATGACGGCCGGCGAGCAAATCACAAAACGCGAGTTCGAAAACGGCATCAGGGGACTGATGGGGTTGTCGGGCTCTGAGGCAGAGCGGGCCGCTCGGCTCTACCTCAAAGATGGTCAGGGGGCTCCTGACGTCGAGACGGATGCTGCTGCTTTGGCAGCCATTAACCGGCTTTTGGCCGAAGCAAAATCACCCCTCATTCAATAGGAGCCAACATGGCTGAACTAGCAGAAAAAATTGGCGAACTTGGTGCCTCCCTCGCATCCATCAAGGAGCAGGTTGGTAATCTCGCCACCGACTTTACCTCGAAGCTTGCCGCAAACGGCGAAGTTTCCGCTGAGCTGAAGGAAAAGACCGACAAGGCACTTTCCGAGCTCGGCGACGTCACGACCCGCCTTTCAGATATGGAGAAGCGCGCCGCTCGTGAGAAGGAAAACGGCGAGGAAGAGCAGAAGTCGCTCGGCCAACTGGTTATCGATTCCGACGCCTATAAGGCCGGCAATCTGACCGGATCCAGCCGTGCATCGATCAAGGTCTCCGCCGACCGCGCCGCAATTACGACCGCCAACACCACTGTCGGCACTGGTCGTTCTCCTGGCACCTCGCTGGTACCGGGCGCTCGCGTCCCTGGCATCTTCGGTCTTCCTGATCGCCAGATGACGATCCGAGACCTGCTGCTCCCTGGCCAGACTTCTTCCAACAACGTCGAGTACGTCAAGGAAACTGGCTACACGAACAACGCTGCGCCGGTGGCCGAAACGACTGCCAAGCCTTATTCGGACATCACGTTCGATATGGCGTCCGCGCCCGTTCGTACGCTGGCTCACCTGTTCAAGGCCAGCCGTCAGATTCTGGATGACGCGCCTGCGCTTCGTTCCTATATCGATGGTCGCGCTCGGTACGGTCTTCGCTTTGTCGAGGAAAATCAGCTCCTGAACGGTTCTGGCACTGGTCAGAACATCGCTGGTCTGGTTCCGCAGGCGACCGCTTTTGCTCCGGCCTTCACGCCAGAAGCAGTGACCGGCATCGACCGCCTTCGCCTGGCTATCCTGCAGGTCGTTCTCGCTGAGTATCCTGCGACTGCGTTCGTTCTGAACCCGATCGACTGGGCGAAGATCGAACTGACCAAGGATGCTGGTGAAAACTACATCATCGGTAATCCGCAGGGCTCGCTTACGCCGACGCTTTGGAACCTGCCTGTCGTTTCGACACAGGCGATGGCTTCTGGCCAGTTCCTGACCGGCGCGTTCTCCTACGCTGCGCAGATCTTCGACCGCATGGATATCGAAGTGCTGCTTTCCAGCGAGAACGTGGACGACTTCGAGAAGAACATGTTCACGATCCGCGCTGAAGAGCGTCTGGCTCTGGCTGTGTATCGTCCTGAAGCCTTCGTTACCGGTCCTGTTGCCGCTGCCTAATTGATCTGGGGCGTCTTTGGACGCCCCGCTTTCGCTAGGAGGCGAATATGACTGATTACATCGAAGTGAAGCCGCTCAAGACTTTTGACAACGGCTCCGGTCTCAAGACCGCTGATAGCGACCCTTTCCCGGTCGAGCGCGGCGAGGCTAATGCACTGAAAGCTTTGGGCCTTGTGTCGTTCGAAGACGACGCAAAGAAGGTTGAAGCGCCAGCCGACCCAGAACCTGTCGAGCCTATATCTTCCGTTCGTTCGACGAAGAAAAAGGACAAGACAGATGCTGACAACGAAACAGCGTAAAAGGCGTTTTGCCAGCTACATCGGCGGGGTGACAAACCCCGCTGCGCCAGCAAATACTGTCGCGCCAGCCATCACAGGCACGGCGCAGGTAGGGCAAACCTTGACGGCCAGTGCGGGCACATTCACCGGTACGCCGACCCCGACCATCGACAGGCAGTGGATTGTCGGCGGATTCGAGGTTCCTGGTGCCTTTGGCCTGACGTTCGTTCCTCGCGCCCAGGATGTTGGCAAAACAGTCCGCGTTCGCACGCGAGCTCAAAGCTTGGCCGGTAAGGTTAACGTTCTGAGCGCGCCGACGGCCGCAGTTGTGGCGGCCTGATATGCCAATCGTCGATCTGGAAACGGTCAAAAAGCACCTCCGCGTCTTCTATTCCGATGAAGACGCGGAGATCGGCATTTACCGTGACGCCGCCGAGAGCATTATCACCGAATATCTGGATCGCGAGGTTGTCGCCATCGGCGCAACGCCAACGGCAGATGATGGCATCGCAGCCACGGCATCCATTGTTTCGGCAATCCTGCTTGTGACTGGCGACCTCTACGAGGTTCGCGAACCTGACCCGAAGGCGACAGGCGACGCTGTTCTGCCGCGCGCTGTCCGCATGCTTCTGGCTCCTTGGCGCGTCTGGCGCGCACCGGTGGATGATGATGTGGTTACGTTTCCTTACACCTTTTGACTGGAAGCCGCACCCCGGCGCGACCATCGCGTATGAGGTCGGCCTTTACAATGTTACGCGCAAATGCGCAGCGGCTGCGATAGCAGCCAAGACTGCCGAACCCACCAAGGATCGACCGAATGCCAAAACGCAAAAGAGCCGGAGCGGGATCGCTCAGTGAAAGCATCGGCTTTGAAGCTGAGGTCGAGGGCGATGATGGCTACGGTGGCGTAGTGGTAGGCTTTGCGGAGCAGTTTTTCGAGGCCGCGAGGCTTGAGCCACGCGTGGGGTCGGAATCGGTAATAGCCAGCCGCCTGCAAGGTTTGCAGCCATTCACCATGACTGTTCGCAGCAACCCGCGCACGCGCACCATAACGCCAGCATGGCGGGCGCGGAACAAGCGCACTGGCGCGCTCTACGCGATCAAGACTGCGGTTAACATCGATGAGCGCAACGAGTGGATTGAACTGCTTGTGGTGCAGGGGGAGGCGTCGTGATCAAAGCCAAAGTTCTCGGCCGCGAAGCGCTCACCAAAAAGCTGAATGACATTGCGCCAAAGGCTAACCAATACGCGGCTGAGGCAAAACTTCAGATCGCCAATGAAGCTGCGGAGGCTATATCCGATCGGGCACCCATAGGCACCGGCACCTCAGCCGGCGATTATGCGGCATCCATTCAAGGCGCACGTATCTCGGACAGGCCAAACGCCAAGGCGATGGTCGGCACATCGGCCAGCAAAGACCCAGATGCCACCGGAATTTTCGCATCTTGGATTTGGCACTTCCTAGAGTTCGGCACTCGTCCGCACAACACCGCAAAGGGTGGCGGTACGGCTCTCGGTAAAAAACAGACAGAAGGTGCGAGGATGCACCCCGGCACAAAAGCCCAACCGCACATTTTTCCAATTTGGCGTTCTTTTCGCGAGCGCGCAAAAAAGCGGATCAATGATGCTGTCTGGCGTGGTGTGAGGGAGGCCATGAAAAAGTAATGGCTAGTCCTGATCTAGAATTGCAGGGCGCGATCGTCGCCAGGTTGAAGGGTCGTGCTGCGCTCACCGCGCTAGTTGGACAACGCATTTACGACCGACCACCCACCAATGCGCCGTTTCCGTACGTGGAGTATGGCGAAAGTGACGTAAAACCAGCTGACGTCAATTGCGTCACGTCCGACGCAGTATACGTCACGATCCACGTTTGGTCGCAATATTCCGGAGGCTTCAAGGAGCTGAAGGACACCATGTACGAGATCGTCAAGGCGATTGATAGGGCACCTTTGGTCTTGCCATCTCATCGTCTGATATCGATCTCGCGATGGGACTCTCGGACGATGAAAGACCCCGATGACGTGACGACGCATGGCGTCGTTGAATTCATCGCCCGCATCGAAACACCGGCCTGACGGCCACCCAATCCCCAAAATCATTGAGGTTCAATCATGGCCGACGGTCAGCAGATTGGTCGTACGCTACTCATCCAGACCGGTGATGGCGACGATCCAGAAGTATTTTCCAACCTTTGCGGCCTGACAACCCGCAGCTTCAACATGTCGGCAAACGAAGTCGACACGACGATCCCAGACTGTGTCAATCCGGCGGCTACACCACAAAAGACGGCTGATCCTGGTATCAAAAATCGTACGTTCGCCGGTTCTGGCAAGTTCGTGAAAAGCGCGCAAACTGCTGCATTCATGGTGCACGTCAACGACGCGACCAAGTTCAATGCAAAGGTCATCGTCCCAGGCCTTGGCACCTATACCGGACCTTGGTTCGTCTCTGAATTCGAATTCAGCGGCGAGATGGAAGGAAACATGGACTTTTCGGCCACGTTCGTCGCCGCTGGCCCACTGTCCTTCGTTGCGGAGGCTTAATTGACCGAGAAACCATTCCCACTTGAGGTTAATGGCGCTCGAGGCGAAGTCGAGTTGTGGGTCGGCAATGTTCCCCTTGTCATCGCAGCTGAGATGGGCGGCCTAGCCGCTGTATCGACGCGGCTTTCATGCAAGAGTATGTCGGACCTGTTTCTTCGCCTCTCTGGCGTTGAGCCGGCGGCCACGGTTGCGGCGCTCGATCTTCTCACTGTGAGGGGCGACAAAGGCAAAGCAATCGGCTCTCTCAAGCTGAAACACTTCGGTGCCGTTGCTAAAGCCATTTCCGATTCATTGTCCCATCATTTTGATGTGGATGAAGTGGGAAACGACGCAGCCGTGGAAAAGGCGGAGTAGAACAGCCATTTCCATGGCGAGATTGGCAGAAGGTAGCATTCGGCGGTCTTGGGTGGATGCCCAGGACATTCTGGTCTGCGACCCTGACCGAGTTCATCCTCGCGGCCCACGGCTGGTCTGAGGCGAACGGAGCCAAGAAAGAGATCGAGCCTCCATCAGAAGATGAGCTTGACGATTTGATCAAAAAATACGGTGGCTAGGCTGGTTTCAGCTTTACAGCGGTTCCGGTGGCGGCAACAAACAGTATGCCACCGGTGCCACCCGTAGCCAGTTGATTATAGTCCAGATCAACAGCGATTACCGCATCCGCACCAACAGCTTGAGCCTCTGAGCGAAGACCATCCAAGCAGGCCAGTCGAGCTTCCTTCAGGGAGGACTGTGACGTAGCCGATCGACCACCCACGAAATCCCGCCAGTTGTTAGCGATATCCTTGAAGACGTTCATTCCGAGCGCAGCCTCTGAAGCGACGATCGAAATGACGCTTTCGACTTCACGGTTCGGGACGTCGATTGACGTGGTCATGATGATGGATTCCAGCGCTTTGCTGGACATGGCCTTTGCTACCTCCTCTTCGCAATCGGCGCAGTAACCGTTTTTCCCACCAAGATAAAAATCGTCGTTGCAGCGCGAGCACTTCGGCATCCAAGAATCCTCCAAGCTCGCTAGGGCGGGCTTTTCCACGTTAGGAAACCGACTTGGCCGGTAACAATAGCGATGACCTGATTATCTCAATCAGTACCGACCTCGCAACCGTAAAGCGTGCGCTGAATAGGTTGGTATCCGATGTCGGGCAGGCTTCCAGCGGAATTGAGAAGCGATTTGCATCAGCTGGCAAGTCGATCAATTCATCCCTCACATCGTCGATGCAAGAGCGCATCAATAGCATGGTGGGCATAGGCACATCTGCTGCAAAGGAATGGAACGGAGCCCTCGCTGATCAGCAGAAAGAGCTTGATCGCCTCCGGTCCAAATACAGCCCTCTTTTTTCTACGATTACGAGCTATAAAAACGCAGTCTCTGAGATCAGGCAAGCACACGCTGTCGGCGCTATCTCTACCAATGAGATGACCGCCGCTATCCAGCGAGAAAGGCAGGCGGCCCTAGCATCTACAGCGGCGATCAAGGGCAGGAACGCAGCAACAGCTGCTGCAAAAACCCCCGGCGGCAATGGGTACACCGCAAACATTGCAGCCCAGTTTCAGGATATCGGCGTCACTGCGGCGATGGGCATGTCGCCGATCCAGATTGCTCTCCAGCAAGGCACACAGTTGTCTGCTGTGTTGCAGCAGATCAAAGATTCTGGACAGGGCGTAGGCCAGGGCCTTGCCGCTGCATTCGCATCTGTGATCTCGCCATTGTCTCTGGTGACCATTGGTGTGATTGCCGCTGGCGCTGCTGCGTTCCAGTACTTTTCGACGGTGATGAGCGAGGGCGACAAGTCCGCCAAAGTTCTGAAAGAGCAGGCTGAGATTATTTCTGCCGTAGCAGAGCGTTGGGGAGACGCCGTCCCTGCTTTGCGTGCATACGCCGATGAACTGAAAAGAACTCAAGACGGAACGGACTTCAAGAAGGGCGCTGAAATTTTCAACGCCGATACGCTGGCCGATGTACGCAAAGAGGTGGAGGCGACCCGTGCGTCGATTGCCGATTTGGTGTCACAACTTCAGTCGGCCGGTGAAGAAGCAGACGTTATCAAGAATCTGCAGTCCGCCTTCAACGAGTTCGCGAAAGCCGCATCAGAAGGTAAGACCGAAGCCGAAGACGTTGATCGCGTTCAAAGCGCGCTCAGCGCCGCTATCAACAGCAGCGGCATTCCTGCTTTGTCCGAATTTGCCAAATACTTCTCAACCTTGTCGGCAGCAGCACTTGATGCGGCCGGGAGCGTTCAAAAGGTAAACGATGTAATCCCCGTCGCCACATCTCGGATCAATGATCCAAAGACATGGCGGGGGGCAGGCCAGCAAGATACTCAGTTCGGTGCTGATGCAACGATTCAGGGAGACCGCTTTCCATTACCCTTTGATGGACCTTCGCCCGAGAGCCGTCCATCTGATCTCGATAGCGCTAAAAATCGCGGCTTCGGCACACCAAAGAAGGCGAAGACTCCGGCGAAGACTGCATCCGACCGTTTCACTGAAGACTTACAAGCCATCCGTGACAGAACGGAAGCTTTGCGTCAGGAAATGGACCTCATCGGACTTTCCAATGAGGAGCAGACCAAACGTCGTGCTGCCCTAGACCTTGAGCAAAAGGCACTTGCCGACTTACGTGAAGAGGCTCGAAAGAAGGGTGAAAAAGACCTTGAGAGCATCCAGTTGTCGCCTGACAAGGTGGCAGCAATCGAGGCCGAGGCGGCGGCCTATGCGAAGCAGTCGGAAGAGTTGAGGAAAGTCGCTGAAAATCAGCAGCAAGCAGAAAGCAGCGCTCGTGATTTCTACGACACAGCAAAATCTGGATTTGCCAATGTCGTAACTGGTGCCGAAAGCTTGGGCGAGGCATTGAAGGGACTGGCAAACAAGTTTGCCGACCTGATGTTGAATAGCGCCTTTGATAATATATTTGGCGGCAAGTCAGCTACGGGCAGTAACGGCTGGATGACCGGATTCTTCAAGCTTCTTGGTTTTGCTGACGGCGGTTACACCGGGTCTGGCGGAAAGAACCAGCCTGCTGGTATCGTTCACAAAGGCGAGGTTGTCTGGTCGCAGCGCGATGTCGCGATGGCTGGTGGCGTTGGTGCTGTAGAGGCGATGCGAAAAGGCTACGCCGACGGTGGTGCAGTTGGCGTCTCAGTGCCGTCATTGCCGAGCATGAAGCCAGCAAACAGCAATTCTGCGCCAACCATTACCTTCGCACCTGTAATCGACGCTCGTGGCGCGGACCAAGCTGCTGTCGCTAGGCTCGAGACCGTCGTAGCAAAGCAGAACCGAGAGTTTGCAGCAAACGTCCTGAAGGTCATGGGCCAAGTAGGTCCGCGCGGCGTCAAAGTCTAAGGTCACAACCCACATGGCAGAAACATTACCGGTCGGCCTGAGATATGGGCCGACCTATCCTAAACTCATGCGCTCAACCAGCGTCTCGAGATACGGCAAGCGCGCCATTTCCTTCATGGAAACGAGCGATCCGTTCTGGCAGGTGTCGATGCGGGTGGTGGCCCTCAGCAACGCCGATCGGCAGAAGCTTGAGGCATTCATCTCGCGTTGCCGCGACGGCATGGTGACGGTTCTCTATACGCCGAAGCACGTGTGTCTGCCGCAGGCCTACTGGGGGAACCCGACCGCGCCAGCCATTCTCGATACCGGCGTGCTGTCGGCAATCGCTGGCAATCAGCTGACGGTGTCCAGTGTCACCAACGGTCTCAAGCTGACGGAGGGCGACCTCATCGGATTTAGCCAAGGCGACTACAACACCATTGTTCGTGTGGTGCAGGACACCACGGCAGCTGGCGGAGCGGTCTCCATCAAGGTCGAGCCGTTTCTGCCGTCTTACATCACCGCCGGCGCGACTGTTATCTTCAAGAATCCGGTCATGAACATGCGCTTGGTACCGGACAGCTACGACTGCCCTGATGACTTCCGCCCGACGGCGACATTCACCCTGATCGAGGTGCCGCGCTAATGGCCTTCCCAACACGACTGCAACAGCTGCTCAACGAGGGCAGGGTGAAAATCGGGTCTGGCGTCAAGTTTGAGTTTGGCACGGGCACGTATGGTTTCTTCTCTGGCAAAGGCTCGCTTGATTACAACGGCCTGACCTACAAGGGCAACTCGATCATCGAGATCAATGAAGCTGCTTATTCGCTCGGTACCACGGCCAATCCGGTAACGATGCGTCTGCCGGCGCGCTCCGACTTCGGCCTGACGCCAGACAAGCTGCTTCTGATCGAAGAGGAAGAATACAAGGGCCGTCCGGTCACGCTGTACGACTTCTATTTCGATCCGGACAATAACGCTTTCCTGCACGCTGAGCCGACGTTCTACGGCTACGTCGACACAATCGATCACCGTGAAGAGGACGGAGATGCCTGGCTTGAGGCCAACATCGAAACCGAAGCGATCGACAATTTCCGCGAAGGCTACCGGTACGCCAGCCACGAAGATCAACAGCTGGTCTCAGCAGGCGACATGTTCTTCGAGCACGCTGCGAGGCTGAAAAATGAGTTCTTCAATATCGAGTTTAGCCAGAAGTGACGGTTGGGACCGCGCTCTGGAGGATGTTGCTTCTGCGCAGGTCACCATCCTCCCAGAATGGGGAACTTCGGACTGCATGATGTCGGCTTGCGAGGCTATAAATGCCGTGGTCGGCGTCGATCCTCTGGAAGAGTTTCGCGGTCGTTACAAGACCGAAGTCGGTGCTGCCAAAAAGATGCGCGGCCTCGGCTGCAATCACGTCAAAGATCTCTTCGAAATCCATATCGGGCTCGAGCCGGTCAATCGTTTTGCTGCCCGCCGTGGTGATGTCGGCGTGATTGTTATCAACGGCGAGTTCGTCGCCGGTTTCGTTTGCAGCCTCGGCTTTGCGATCAAGCAGCCGCACGGCACGATATTTCTGCCGGTCTCCGAGATCGAGCAAGCTTACAAGGTAGGCGCATAGCCCCATGCCATTTCTAGCACCTATCGCCGCTGCGATCTCGTCGGGGATCGCAGCCATCTCCGCTTGGGCTGCAGCAAACACGATTCTTGCCGGTATCGTGCAGAGCGCGTTTGCTATCGGTCTTAAATACGCCATTAATCGGCTGTTTCCCCCGAAAACGCCAAGCACATCCGCTCAGATAGAGACCGAGTACGGTGCCAACATTCCTCGCACCGCCGTCATGGGGACATGCGGGATAACGGGCCACCACATATACCGTAATAACTACGGTGATGGTGGCCGCTTCTTTCAGGATGTTTACGTTCTCTCCAGCTTCCGCATCACTGCGGTCCCTCGGGTGAAGTACAACGGCAAATGGCGCACCATTGGTGGTGGAAACCCATTGCCTGGCGTTTGGTACGATGTTCCGAATGAGGGTTCGAGCGGTGACAACCACGACGAAGTGCGCGTAAAGTTCTATTACGGCAGGATGGATCAGCAAGCCGATCCTGATCTGATTTCTCAGTCACGACCGGCTGGACGCTGGACAGTCAATCATCGCGGTGCTGGCGTTGCGTATGCTATCGTTTATTCTCAGATGCAGAAGAAGGGTCGAGGCCTAACATCTCCTCCTAGCCTGCTTTTCGAAGTCAAGGGCGCTCCGCTCTATGATTGGCGCAAGGATAGCACCGTTGGTGGTTCCGGCGCGCACCGGTGGGCTGACCAGTCCACATGGGAATACAGCGACAACAATGCTGTTCAGACATATAATCTTGAGCGCGGTTTCTATAACGGCAATCAGTTGATGGTCGGAAAGGGAGTGCGTTTTTCTCGCCTTCCTTTATCAGAATATACGCAGGCGGCGAATATCTGTGACGAGATCGTGGACGGCTACTACCGTTACCGGTCGCACATGATTGCCAAAGACGGCCCTGGCTCCAATCATGACGCCAACCTTCAGCCGCTACTGGAAGCAATGTGTGGCTCTTGGGTAGAGCGTGTGGACGGCGAGTTTCCTATCGCCGGCGCACCGCAAGCCATCGTCGCCACCATCACGGATGATGATCTCAAGATCGGCGCTCCAAAACGGTTCACGGCGAAGCGCAAGCGTACTGAGCTCATCAACACGGTTGCAGCGTCATATGTCTCGCCAGACGACTTCTACGAGACCAAGGACGCGGCAACTCGGATCGACCAGTCTGCCCTTGCCGAAGATCGCGAAACTCTTGCCAGCACCATTCCCTACGGTGCTGTGACTTACGTCAAGCAGGTAGATCGTCTGGCTGACATCGCCATTCGTGGAGCTCGCTTTCAGGCATCGGCAGAGATCACCATCCATCCGCGTTTTCTGGACGTGGTGAAGGAAGGTCGGTGGATCACCTGGGCAAGCGCCAAGCACGGAACCGGCACGTATCAGGTAATGACGCGCACGCTTGGCCCGCACAACAGCGATGGCGTGCGTGATATCACTGTGTCATTGCAGGGCATCAGCAATGGCGTGTTTGACCCTACTGCCTATGCCACCAACCCGCCCGTCATCATCGTTGTGCCGCCGCCTGACTACTTGGCTGCGGTTCAAAATTTCACTGCTACACCCAACGTTGTCGAAGCCGAAGGCGGCGGGCTGCTTCCCGGCGTGGCTCTGCGCTGGGATGCGATCGTGGATATCAGCGTGTCCGGCGTTCTGGTCGAATACTGGCCGGTCGCCAATCCTACGCAGGTCTTCACAAAGCTTGTGTCCTCGGACATTAGCGTCGTGCAGATCGTGGAAGGCCTAACTAGCGAGACCGATTGGAAAGTTCGAACCACGCTGGTCGTGGACAATGGCAGGTCTGTTGCACCATCAGGCGTGACGAACTTCCGCACCCTTGCTGCTGGTGATGATTTCATTGCTGATCTGGAGCATCTGGGACAGGACGTCAAAGACGTCTTCAAGGTCATTTCTCAGGCCCGTAATGAGTTCATGCAGCGCATTGAGCAGATCGGGCAGGCGGTAACGCTGGAAGGCACGGTGTCTCAGGTTGAGCGCGATGTGATGCGTACCGACGTGGGAAATGCGTTTGCCGAGATATCTCAGGAGCGGACGCTGAGGGTTACCGCTGATGAGGCCGCTGCTCAACAGCTGGTGATAATTTCTGCGGGTGTTGAAACTAATGCCTCCAAGATAGTCGAAGAACAAACCGCACGTGCCAATGGTGACAGTGCGCTGGCTTCATCCATTAGTTCATTGTCTTCGACGGTTGACGGGGTGAATTCCCGTATTGCCACCGAAGAAACGACAAGGGCGACCGCCGATAGCGGCCTTGCGTCATCCATTACAGCGTTGACGACGACGGTAAATGGCAACACCGCAGCTATCGGAAGCGAAGCCACCGCGCGTGTGAATGCAGACAATGCCATATCGACCCGGGTCGATGGCGTGTCAGCCACATTCAACGGCATGTTTGCAGATGGCTTAGTTATGTTCCAAGCGGTGGCAGCACCTGCCGGCGTCTCGGTGCGGTTCTCGATCATGCTGCGTGCCAGCTTGTCTCAGTCGTTCATCGAAAGCGGCATGTACATCCAGATCAGGACTGTCAGTGGCGTCCTTAAGTCCGAGATTGGATTCCTTGCCGACAAGTTTGTGATCATCGACGGAACCGGCAGCCTGGCTGTTTTCGCTGTCGAGAACGGTAAGGTGAAAATCCCCAACCTTGAAATTGAGCAGGCTCAGATCAAAAACCTGTTCGTTAATGGAAATCAGATTGAGCCCGCTGCGGCAGGTTTTATCAAGTCACTGAAAATAGCCAGCACTTCGGGCGGGAACTACGATTTTGTTGTGAAGCACGGTCCTAACACTCTCGGAACTCATCATGAACTGCGGTTTGAAATAAAGCTTACGCTATCTCGAGGCGGTACGGGATCAACGCAAAACATCAACTGGCAGGTTTACGACCTAGAACAGGGCCCCACTACTGAAGGGGCCGTGTTCTCCGGAATATACTCGATTGCAGCGGGTCAGAGCATTCCAATTACCACGTTCGCATACAGACCACAGGCTGAATCGCAAAGTAAGGCTCAAACGACTTATCGCCTTCAAATCAGTTCGGCTCCCAACATCAGCTGGAGTGATATTCAGCTTGGCGCGATTCTGACGAAAAACGTTCCAAACGACATCTAAGGATCATCACCAACATGACCACACCCTATGTGACGGGCACGGTATCCGTGACCGCTGGCAGCGCTATTGTGACCGGTGTAGGCACGGGCTGGCTAACATCTGGCCTTGTCGCCGGGCAGTTCGGGCTTGATAGTGCCAACGGCAACCCAGTGCCGGTTCTGTCCATCGACAGCGATACGCAAATCACCCTCGCCAAACAATGGCGGGGGGCATCGGCAAGTGCTCAGGGTTACTGGATTACCTATGACGTCACGCCGGGTCAGCAGACGGTTGCCAATGCGCAGATGCTCGCATTGTATCTGTCGAGGCTGGATAAACCCGCGCTGGCTGCTTTAGCTTCGCTGGTGCCTACCGCTGAAAAGCTGCCGTACTTCGGTGCGAATGGTGCGGGTGCGCTGACTGATTTCAACGCGGCGGCGCGGGCGTTGTTGGCGGGTGGTGTGCTGCCGAATGGTCAGTTGCCCGCGAGGCTTCGGTCCACAATTCCCGGCTCTGTGATCGATGTTAATACCTTGACGGAAACAGGGTACCATTTCGCCCTGGGCGGGTCCACGAACACCCCTGGTGCTGGCAACTGGTATATACAAACAATCGCTCAGGGAGTCGGTGTCGGAAATGCTAGTGGCGTTCGTCAGAGGGCATACACAGACAACGGTCATGCGGTCTACGAACGTTATATCTGGTACAATGGCTGGCAACCTTGGAGACGCGCGGACCCACCGGAGCGTGGCAGCAATGCCAATGGCGAGTATGTGCGCTTTGCGGATGGGACGCAGATTTGCCGTGGTAACTTTGTTGGCTACACGGCTAACGTAGGTATTCTTAAGACGTCTCCAGCGTCCTTTATTTCAGCTGTTAATCCGTGTTTCGCATCCGTAACTCCTTATGGGTCTTTTGATTTTAACTACTCATGCTTTTCTGACGGGAATCAAAACTTCAACTTCATTTCAACCAGTTCTTCTCCGAACAACCGGGTTGATTGGGTAATAATCGGCAGGTGGTACTAATGAAAATCTCTCTTTCCCCACAGCGCCGCGATGACACGCTGACAGTCGAAAAGAACGGCGACCGGCTCCGCATCAACGGCGAGCTGTTCAACTTTGGCCCGCTGCCAGATGGCGCAACGATCCCGGCAGGTGTCACGCCATGTGAATTGATTGTTGGACCTGTGTCCCGCATTAATGGCGAGATCGAACTGACCCTGATCCTACCGCATGGTGCCAACCCATCGCAGGCTGTCGCCTTTCCAGTGGCGCTCGTAAGCCCACCAGACGGTATCTTGGCTCTGCCATTCGATCCAGAGCCGGAACCGCCTATCATGCCAGAACTGCCACATCAGGAGGCCGACCATGTGGACGCCTGACACATCGATCATCATCACGGCGGAGCAAAAGGCAGCAGAGCAACGCGCTGGTCTTGAAGCGATGTTCTCAAGTGCCATTCAAGCCCACCTCGACACAACCGCTCGCCAGCGCCGCTATGACAGCATCCACACGGCGATTTCATATCGGGATGATGCAAACCCTGTGTTTGCCTCAGAAGCCGCTGTGCTTTTCGCGTGGCGGTCTGCTGTGTGGACGTATTCAACTGCCGAACTGGACAAGGTGATGGCTGGTGAGCGGGATATCCCGACCATTGAAGAGTTTGTGGCAGAGCTGCCTGAAATCGTCTGGCCTTAAGTCGCAGGCGCAGCTACTACCGCTTCGCAGGCATACCGGATCTCATACTGCGGCTCAAGAATAAGCGAGGCATTGGTGGCAGTGCACTTGCGTCCGGTTGTTGCAAGCCATTCTATTGCCGCATCCTGATAGACGACTTCTGGCGTTCGCGTGTCCGCTAGACCCCACGTGAAGCCTGCGCCTGCACCCTGAACCGCAGCGCCACCTATGCTTAAGGTGATCATAAGGCGGTTCTCTGCTGGCTTATCGAAGATGCGGTAAGCTTTCCGCGTCGTTGGGCTGGCCCATGATATTGGCGTTATCCCGCTATAATTCTGCATTGCATACTGCGCACCGGCGCACCCGGTAAGCAAAAAGGCGAGCGCGGCGACGCCTACAGTCATACGGTTCATCATATTCCCCATGGCCGGCACAAGTTGCGGCCACCGGGACGTTATTTCAGCGTCATCTACTAGACAATAGATGCAACCTGTAATGCGCACAAAATAATCCAAGGAAAACCAATGCCAATCACCAAAATCTCCACACAGGGGAGGGCTTTCGTGCGCCTGCATGAGGGCAACCCACTGACCTGCTATCTCGACCCCGTCGGCGTTCCTACTATCGGTACCGGCTTTACAATGGGCAGCGATTCCGTTCGCCGCGAGCTAGCCAAGATCGGCATCACGAAGCTGGTGCCAGGCAAGACCAAGATCACGGCCGCGCAGAGCGACGCCATTCTTGATGCTGTCCTTGCTGCCGAATACGTGCCTGCCGTTGTTGCTGGCTCGCCGAGTGACCGTAAGCAGCACGAGCTCGATGCTGCGTCGTCCGTGACGTTCAATCTCGGCGTTGGCGCTATGAAATGGACGTGGGCCGATCTTTGGCGCGCAGGCAAGATCAAGGCCGCTGCGACCCACCTCGCGAGCAACTACAACACCGCCAAGGGAAAGAAGCTGCCGGGACTGGTGCGTCGCCGCAAGGAAGAGGCCTTGCTGTTCGAGAAGGGCATCTACACTGGCGTCGTCGGCGTGACCAAAGTAGCGACCGCCGAGCCGCCGGTGCTGCCGGATCCCGTCGTCAAGGAAGCGCAGGAGCTTCTTACGACAGCCGGCCTCAACCCCGGCGCGGTTGATGGCTGGATGGGCGCAAAGACCAAGTCGGCTGTGATTGCATATCAAAAGGCGCATCCGCACCTCATCGCCGACGGTATCATCGGTCCTGCCACCATTGCACAGCTTCGTCGTGACGCAGGCGCTGCCAAGGATGTGGTCACGAAGGGCGCAAGCTCTGCGGCTGGCTCTGGACTTCTTGCCTTCACCGTTGGCCTTCCGTGGGGCTGGATTGCCGCAGGCGTGCTTGTCGCGGTCGTCGGCTACGTGGCCTACCGCAACCGCGACCTCGTTATTCGCCGCTGGAACAGCTGGCGCGGCAAGGAGGTGAAGGTTTGATCCTCCTCGCAAAACTCAAGGGCTACCTAGCCACCATCGGTACAGCGCTCGCGATTGTCGCGGGCGTCTTTTTTTACGGCCAGCGGGCAGGGCGCACCGCGGCGAAGGATGCACAGGCCGCTGCGAATGCAAAGGCCATCAAGCGGGCTGGGGAAGTCGAAAATGAAGTCAAAAATCTGGATGATGCTGGCGTTGATGATGCTCTTGGCAAGTGGATGCGCGACAAGCGGTAGCTACTGCGACATCGCAAAAGCTGTGCGGCCGTCTGTTGCGGACAGCCTTTCCATCGAAACCAAACGCCAGATATTGGCCGAGAACGAAAAGCTGCAAAAGCTTTGCGGGGTGAAGCCTTGACCGGCCCAGAAATTATGGCCGTTGCGCTGTTCTTCATTGCGCTGTTCGGCTTCTTTTTCGGTCTTTGGAAATATGTCGACGCAAAGATTAGTTCGGCTAGGGCAGATGCAACCGGCACAGCTTCGGCTGCGCACGCCCTAGCAGCCCTCGCGCGCGATGAGCTTGCATCTCACCGGCTGCACGTCGCAGAGACGTATATCACAAAGGCCGGTATGCGTGAGACTACAGAGCAGATCATGGATGCCATCAGCGGCGTAAAAGCTGCCGTCGATCACATGACCGTCCGCGTTGATCGCATCGTTGAAAATCAGGCTTCCAAGCCGAGGCCGACTAGATCGTCCTAACAGTAACCCCGCTTGCCGAAAGGTGGACGGGGATTTTTTTGTTTGTGGGGTGATTTGGGGACCCCTCTCCTCGACCGGTTAAGGTCGAGGAGCTTGACTTGGGATCAACAGCGAAAGCCTCTCGGCTGTGGATCTTCGCTTGCAATCGCGTCCACTGTGACAAAACTAAGGCTGGTTGTCTACAGGTATTTTCTCAAGTCTAGATAACAAAAAACCCGGCACAATGGCCGGGTTTCTCGCAACTAACCGAAGTTAGAAGTATTAGAACGAACGCTGAAGGCGAACGAAACCGTTAACCTGGTCGTCGCGACCGTCTTCGTCGTAGTAGTTAACTGCAACCTTCGTGGAGAGGCCTTCCGTGATTTTGTAATCAACGGTTACGCCAGCCTGCCATGCGTCACGATTGGAGAAATCGTCACCGCGACGTGCTGTGCCTGTCGGAGTGAAGACAGTACCAGCAGCGTTGAGGCCGCCGAGAACGATCGTATCAGCAACGTTGCCGAAGTACTGACCGCCTGGAGTGATTGTCAGCTTGTCAGTTGCCTTGATTGCGTATTCAGCAGCAACAGCCCATTCAGAGTTTGAGTAGTAAGCGTTACCGCCGGATGCCCATACGCCAGCCAGGCCGAGTGTGCCAGGACCGATGTCAGCAGTTGCGATCAGACGAACAGCGCCGTCTTCCTGGTCGATGTCGTAGCCGCCGATCAGCTGAAGTGTTGCGCCGCCGAGCTTGGCGCCAACGCCAGCAGAGATACCAACGTTGTTGTCAGCTTCCTGTGTGAACAGACCGAATGTGCCGGCGCCTGTTGTAACTGTGCCCTGGAAATCTGCGAGCTGCGAGTTCAGGCCTTCAAGTTCGTCAACCGAAACGCCAGCCCAGAAAGAGCCTGCATCGTAGGTGTAACGAATGGAGTTGAAGAGAGCGTTTGTGGACAGAACGTCAGATTCGCCAGAGAGGCCATCATCCCACCAGTTGTAGAACTTACCGACCTTCAGGCCGCCGAGTTCGATGAACGCCTGGTCAACGAATACGGAAGAAGAAGCAGCCGAACCGTTGTCAGCATTGCCACGGAAGCCGATGAAGCCGCGCAGTGCGCCGAGTTCGGTGTCTGTGCGTGTGTCAACTTCGAACTGAGCGCGTGTGAACGAATCCCAGTCAGACGTGCCAGAAAGGTCACGGCCGAAGTTAGTCTGGAAACGAACGTAACCGCCGAACTTCAGGCAGGTTTCAGTGCCAGGGATGTAGAAAAAGCCTGTGCCAAAAGCGTCGCAAACGCGAACGTATTCGAGGGGCTCAGGTTCAGCAGCGACGATAGCGTCAGCGGCCTGTGCGCCGGATACTGCTGCGAGAGCGGCAGCGGAGCCGATCAAAAGGCTCTTGATGTTCATAATGACCTCCAGTCATGTTTCGTTACTAAAAGCGGAACAATCTAGGAGATGCCCCCCGCTTCGACTTCGGAATAGACAGAAAGTCGTCTGGATTCGCAATCTGCATTAGCCATAAATGAGGCAAGTAGGAGTAACGCGGTGTGTGTCGTGTTGCAATTTGAGCACAATTTAGTTCGGGACACTTACTGATTGGTTGATTTTGTTAGGGTTTTGTAAACGATTGGACTGTGGATAAGGGCGGGCAACTTTACCTTCGCGGCACCTCCTTGTAAGGATAATGCTCCGCACACCACCACTGAACCGGCTCCGCCTTGCTTCGGGCGAACCCAAACCCGCCCCACTTCTTGCATTCCGATATGCAGCAGTAGTGATTCTCGTGGACGCCGTCGCCGGTTTTGCTCGTTAGATCGCTCAATGGTCAGTCCTTAATGTGGCTCAGATTTTAGGTTTGCCGATAGCAGGCAAGGGAAGTGCGCCTCGCACTTTGTTGTGCCTGCGTTATCGCACCCGATCGCGAGCACACGCCGTAGGCTGACAAACTGCACCGATGCCCCGAACTTCTTGAGAAGAGACTTCCGCTCGTAGATGCCGTATCGTTCGCACCTGTGACAAGCCATGTCGATTTTCTCGCCCTTGTAGTCACGGAGGCGTGGGAGCTTTTCCTCGTTTGCCGTCTGCGGCTTTGCTTGTCTCACGGCGCGCTTCTCTCACTAACAATCTGGCGTATGTCGCCTCTAATGACGGTGTATTTGGCTAACACCTTCTTGCGCCACTCAATCAACGCTTTCTCTGGACTGTGGCACGACACCCACTCGATAAACGCGCCGGAAAGGTCTGGGTTATCGTAGCGGAGTGCGGCCAGGTTTTTGCGCTTGCTGAAAAGAATTTCCATCACCGCGCCGGTGGGTGCGTCATCCTCGTCGTCGGAAATTTCATCTGCTATATACGCGGTGTATGCGGTCAGGTCAGAATCACGGTCGACTTCGGAGACAAGGCTAGCGTTCATATCCTCGTGGAGTTTCTTCACCGGATCCAAAAAGAAACCGTCGCAGAGTCCTTGCCGCGCATACACGCCGTGATCCTCTAAGATATGCGTCCAGATTTTCATGATCGCCTCCTAACCGAACAGATCCGTGGTTTCCTGTTGAGGCTCCTCCACCGGCAACAGAATCAGTTTCTCCGCCGGCAATGGTCGCTGTAGTGCCTTGGCCTCTTCCCACGGAGCATTCATCCAGACATCGACCTCTTCTGCGGTGGTGAGCACGACCGGCATGGCCTTGGGGTGGATCGGCTTTACCACGTCGTTCGGGTCGGTCGTCAGGAACGCAAACAACTCGTGTTGTCCGTCGCGTGGGTTTTTCATGGATCCTCGCACGCCGTGCCAATCTGTCCAGACGCCAGCAAAGAATGCGAGGGGCTCGCCGTTATCGATGGCAAACCATCGCTTCGTCTTGCGTGGCTTTGTATCTTCCCACTCGCAGAACCGGGTCCACGGGACGACACATCGGTTTTCGACTTTCAGCCACTTGCGCCAATGAGGCGACGCGACATTGCGGATATTGGTGACGCCGGTGTCTGGCTTATCGCCAAGAATGTTGGGTGGCGTAGGCATGCCCCAGGTCAGTTCAGTCAACTCGCGCGCACCATCTTTGTTGCGGACGACAGGCGCACCCCTATCAGGGTAAACCTCGATATCGGGCTGAAGATTCAAGCGCTCCTGCATCGAGCCAGCGATGTCGCGTATGGCCTCTTGGTTGGTCTTGACTTGGTACAGATTGCACATGCGTCACCTCGGCATCTTCGCGACAGTGATTTTCACTTCGCCTCTTTTGCGGCACTTCTGACAACGCATCTGCGATCCGAGTTGATCCAGAGACTTGTCTTTATCGACATTCCTCATCCGCCATTGAGGTATGTTGGATACATGGCCGCAGAACCTGCATTTGACGACAACGACCTCCCAAGCCCTCAGTTCTGATACTTTTCTGCTCGATGCTGGTTTTGCCAACTGCTCAATCGGGTTCGCCCGCTTGTAGTAAGAGATGCCACAACGATCGGAAAACCCGACCATCGTCTTTTCGCATTTGAGCACGCTTTGCGAGATATGATGCAGCAACGTTGGCATTGGCAAATCGCCGAACTCCAACATGAGCTCTGCGACGTTTAGAAATTTCAGCGTTTGGCACCTCTCACAGACTACGCCGACGGGTTCGCCTCCATAGTCCGAGAGAAGCATGGCTCCCTCAGACGGCATCGCGCTCCTCGCTTGGAACCCACCCCCGCGTATAACCCTTGCCCATTGCGAGCGTCGCCATAGCAAGTTGGCCGCGCAGGTGCTGGATGTCGTCCAGCAGTGTTTTTATCGCTTCCCGCTCATTGCCGTCGTGCCATGCCAACACGTGGTCGACAGGATCTGCTTCTGGTGTTTCAAACTGTGGGCGCAATTTCATCTCCATCGATCCTGCGAATTCCCCATCCACCCGGTGGCGTCTTGGTCATAAACTTTCGCGCGCGCTCATTAAGCTTTGCGAGTGCCATGACTTTGGCGTCGTCTTCTGTTCGTGCTTGAACGGTAACGATCCAGCGTCCGGACTGAAATCTGTAGCTCTGCGGCTTCACGACGTGAGTGCATGCAACCGCGAACATACGGCGCGCTTTATGGCGGTCTCGCGCAGTGAATTCATTTTGCGTTTCCCACCATTCATCAAACTTTTTGTTGATCTCTCTTCTCTGCATGTTCTTATTATGTTCCGGTCAGAGAAAGAGTCAATCGGGATTCTTCAAAATCCAAAATCCTTGACAAATTTGTAAAAGCGGTATAGCTTCATATTTGGCCTCACCAGCCTGCCTTACCAAGGCATCACCACCACGAGGGACTACATGCCACTACCCACCGAAGAACTACGCCGAAGAGCCGACGCCTACCGCGAGCACGGCACACTGATCAAAGCAGCTGCTGCCCTTGGTATTGGCAAGTCTGCGCTGCACGACAGCATCAAACGCGCAGCCGAAGCTGGCCTTCTTGGCACTGAACCAGTGCTGCCAGGATTCCGCATCAGCCGCATCAGCAACACCCCGAGCGGCACGTTTATTCAGCAAGCGCCGGAGCGCGGTGATCGTTTTCAAGTGCCAACTGGCCACGTCGTCAAAGGCGTGTCTGCCCTCGTCGATGCTGAGGGGCGCGTTATCCAGCAGTGGCAGAAAACGGCGGTGGAGTATTCCCCAGTAGATATCGCCGCCATCCTGAAGGGAGCGTTCACTGACGTCGCCCCTGCCGAACCTATTACCGCGCCGGCGCAGGTCTATGATGACCTGCTGACACTGACGCCACTCGCGGACTGGCACATCGGCCTTTTCTCATGGCATCGCGAGACTGATACGAACTGGGATTTGAAGATCGCGGAGAGCGTCATTGGCTCGGCGATTGAGGATCTAATCGCCCGCACGCCACCTTCAGCAAACGCGATTGTGTTGGGCGGTGGAGACCTCCTCCACTCGGATAATAACGAAAACAAGACCGCGCGCTCAGGCAATGCGCTGCAGGTCGATGGCAGGTATCAGAAGGTGTTGATGACCGCCTGTCGTTTGGTCGTGCGTGCAATCGACGCCAGCCTTCGCCGCCACGGGCAGGTGACGGTTCGTATCCTTCCTGGCAACCACGATGAGCATGCATCTGTCGCTGTCGCGTACTTTTTGCTTGCCTGGTATCGCAACGAGCCCCGCGTAACAGTCGACGTCGATCCTTCGCTGTTCTTCTGGTTCCGGTTCGGCAAAGTCATGATCGGCGCTACGCACGGTCATACGGTCAAGCTTAAGGACATGGCCAGCATCATGGCGCATCGCCGCGCCGAGGACTGGGGTGCTACTCGTCACCGATTCATTCATGGCTTCCATATCCACCACTCGAGCAAGTTTGCGTCTGAGGGTGGCGGGGTCATCTCGGAATCGCACCAGACACCAACGCCTCAGGATGCGTGGCATTTCGGCTCTGGCTTCCTGTCTGGCCGGTCGATGCAGTCGATCAGTTACCACAAGGAATATGGGGAAGTGTCGCGCGTTCGCGTGGCGATGATGGATGCTGCCAATGACAACGAACCAATGAAGGTGGCGGCGTGAAAAAAGGGTGGCGGGGGGAATGGGATTCGAACCCATGGTACCCTTAGAGGTACACCTGATTATCAGTCAGGCGCCTTAAGCCACTCGGCCACCCCCGTTTGTGCTGGAGATTTGGTGAGTTCCCTAGTTTCTTTCAAGACCGCTAATAGAAGAAAAACACCAACCCACCCCGCCAGTCACCAACTGGCGGTCAACCACCACACCAATGAGGAGATAAGAATGACTCAAATGTACGACCCGCCAGGCGGATGGCGACATGGCTTTCCGAAGCAATACAAGCCTTTTGCCGGTGAGACGCTGGAGGACACGCTTGTCCGCGACGGCTACCCCGAAAAGGACGCTGGCCTTGGTGCCAAGCATTGCAGATTCTGGGATCAGAAGGAGGCCGCGTGATGCTGACGCGAAAAGAACAAGCCGCACCGGCAGAGCTGGTTATACCGTTTTCTCAGAAACAGTATAACTCCGACCTCACCACTACCACCTTCGGACCGCTCGAAAAGTATGTGGCTGCGAATGACAACCGCGAAGGCCAGTGGATTCCCGACTGCAATAACCCCGCTTCGCGCGGCGTGTTTGTGCCAGCCGAACCGCCCCGCACCGGCGACTTCATGCAGACATACACCGGCCGCCAATACTGGCCTTGCGACCCAAGACCGCACGAAGTTTTCATCGAAGACATTGCGCATTCGCTTAGCCTGCAATGCCGATATGCAGGCCACTGCCTGCGCTTCTATTCGGTCGCTGAACATTCCGTCCTCATCGCTCGCAGCCTTGCCGCAATCCACGCGCCGGAAGTGGCGCTGGCTGGCCTTCTGCACGATGCGCCAGAAGCGTACTGCGTGGACATTCCCCGCCCGTTGAAGCCCTACCTGACGAACTACAAGGACATCGAACAGAAGAACTGGCTAGCGATCGCGGCACGGTTTCAGATTGACCGCGAGCTGCCCGACGAAGTGCATGACTCGGACAATCGCATCATTGCCGACGAGCTCGTCAATCTGGTGCCGATGCCTTGGCATGCGCGACACAATAACCCGCTGGGCGTTCGGTTGCGGTACTGGTCGCCGGAGAAGGCGGAACGAGAATTCATGGCGACGTTCGATGCCCTGATGGCGGGGAGGGCTGCATGATGGGGACTGTAGAGATAAGGCTTGTCGACGATCACAGGCCGAAGACGGTTGAGGATCTCGTCGAATATCTTCGCACCATGGCCTGCGTGCATCCTGAGAAAGGCACGCGCCAGCTTCCGACAAAGACCGATGATGCTGTTTTCGATATGGCGGCAGACACTATTGAACGATTGCAGGAAGCGCTGACGCCATTCGCAAAGGCGGGAGAAATCAAGCTTTGTGGCGAATGGCGGGATGACGAGCGGTTTGCTCAGACAGATGTAGGGTTTCATCTGAACTTCGGCCATCTGCGTCGTGCGGCGCAAGTATTGAAGGAGGCGGCATAGATGAAGCGCTTAGTTGTCCACCCAGAAGGCTGGCCTTGCAGTTACGCAGAGTGCCGACCGGGACTATTCCTGCACGACGATATGATCGGCCTCAAGTCTGAGTACGGAGGAGAGGGATACTGTGACAGCGGTGAGGCCTTCGTGAAGGTCGATGGGGACGTCCAGCCCGTCACTTACGTCTGGGAGGTTTACGAGGAATGAACATCCGCCCAGGAGACGAAGTCATCTGCATCGACGACACCACCCTTCCAGAGCAATACCTCGGCATTCGTGCCGGGGAGGTGTACCGAGCAACGTGGGTGGGCATGTGCCGCACGTATCTCGGCGGCGACTATGCTGGCATCAGGCTGGCTGGCGTGAACAGGGGAGTGTGCCCGCAATTCGGCGAAGAGGATCCACCATTTGCGGCGCGGCGGTTCAGGCCGGTTGTGAAGCCGACGGTGGAGGAAGAGAAAAAGGTTGAGGAGACGGTATGAGCAATATTCTGGATAAGCTTGACGAACTCGTTGAGAAGAACCGCGCCGCCTACGCTTCGGCACTGGAGGATTTTCGCGCAAACTTCACGCTCGGCGAAACCATCACATCCAAAGACACCGGCTGCCTCGCAGCCGTACCGGCGAATGATAACGTTCCTGTCGAGCTGTGCGCACTAGGCGCAGCGATAGGGAAGGGCAGCACAGCTATGCTGCCACCCGTCATTGCGCTCACCGGCCTTGCTGGCAGCGGCAAGTCCACGGCCAGCAAGTATCTTGTCGAAAAGCACGGCTATCAGCTGGTGAAGTTCGCAGGCCCACTTAAGGATATGCTGCGGGCGATTGGCCTTAGCGAGGCGCAGATTGAAGGGGAGCTAAAGGAGGAGCCATGCGAGTGGCTTCAGGGCGCAACGCCGCGTCACGCTATGCAGACCTTGGGAACACAATGGGGTCGCGCATGCATCGGGCCGTCCTTCTGGATTGGGCTATGGGTACGCCGGGTCAACCTCATCATTGCCGCAGGCGGCCGCGTCGTCGTCGATGATTGCCGGTTCCCGAATGAGGCCGACGACGTGCGCAAGCTTGGCGGTGTGGTCTGGAAGATTGTCGGACGCGGCGGTATTGCCGGCAGCCACGTGAGCGAGGCCGGGTGTGGGGAGGCTGATATGGTTATACAAAATACTGGAAGTGTTGACCATTTGTGTCGAGCGATATTTGACGCGTTGAGCAGGAATTTGAGGTTGGCGGCGTAATGCACATCCCCGAGCACCTACCAGAGTGGGTTAAGGCCGGTGCAAAATTCAAACTCCATGGGCGCCTGTATCACGTTCATGGAGTTGTCGCTGGCGTCGCAGTTTTGAAAGAATGGTGGCGTACAAAGAAGAGGTGGAATTATACGGCGGAAGAGGCTGTGCATTTCTGGGTAGCCGAGGAATACATCACCAATATTTGGAGGATGCGGCATGAGCGCGATTGATGATTTCATGAAGACCTTTCCCGAAGACATACAAGAAAAAGCCTGGGCGGAGGCAAATGGCTCCAGTGGCTATCTGGATTCCTCGGAGGGTGCATTGGCTATCGCCCGAGCCGTCCATGCCGAGCGCAATCGATGCGCCGAAGTTGCCTTCCGATATATGCAGGACATCATTGATTGCTCGCCAAATGATGACGAAGCAGAGAAGATAAGGTTGGCGATCCTCGACCCAAACTGGATGCTTCCAACCTAAAAAACCAAAACCCCGACACTAACCACGGCGGGGTTTTTCATTTGCAAAAGCAGAAAATCAGTCTATTTTTCATCTAGACAATGTCGGGCTAACGTATTGATGTTGATTTGAAGTCTAGACGAAATTGAAATTGCTACACTAGTAGAAAACACACAGTAAAATGCGGATTGAAAATCCGCGTGTCGGTGGTTCAAATCCGCCTTCGGGCACCATTTTCCTTCAATGAAATCATGGTGTTGTGGCAATATTGCTTTTTGCTGTTTGAACGATGAATGCGCTTGGGTGCCATTCTGAGTGCCAAGTGCTTGGGTGGGCACAACAAGGCCACCGAGGTCACCAATAACCATTTTGAGGTGATTGGTGGAGATATGGACATAAGGGTTGGACCATCAAACAAATGGAGCATCACCCCGCAACAAGCCGATAATATGGTAGAGGGTGTAGGACAGGCGGCCTACGCATTTGGTGACAAAGGCCAAGCTCCGATTGGCGATGGTAATCTTCATCTCGTCGTTCAAAAAAATAAGAGCCAGAAGATTGGCGACACCCATATGGAAGATGTTGGGCGTTTAAAGCGCATCGACGTAGGTGACGAGTACAGTCTGAGAGCTGTTAACGAGGTTATCATCGAAGCCGGCAAAAAGCTTGTTCTGAATTGCGGTAAAAGTAGAATTGTTCTGAATTCTGATGGAACAATTACGATTAGTGGAAAAGAATAA